CTGACTATAAAAAAGATATTGACGATCTCGTTGAGTCATATAAATCATTCTTAGAAGGAAAAGATTTAAATAAATACGACGATGCAGAAGCTGGATTAAGAGAATTTAAAGAAGCCGTTGACAGTACAACTGCAGATGATGAAAAATATAAAAAACTTGTAGATGCAGTTAAAGAAGCTATTGATGATTCTTTAGAATCTATTGATAGATGGAGAGAGATAAACCCAACACCTTTTGAAGACGATAAGCCTAAAGAGGATAAGGTCTCTCTTCCAGAATCTCTTCCCGAAGGATGGGAGGCTGTAGATGGTGCAAATAATCAGATGGCTGTTGATAAAGCAACAGGAGATATCATCGGATATCTTGATAGAGAAGGCTCAAAACCTCACTGGTACATCGTAACTGGTTTAGATGACTCAACTCCAGAATTTGCTAGTTTTGATGATGCTGTTAAGTATTGGAACGACAATTATAAAGACAAAGAACGTGTCTACCCTGAAGGAACTCCAGCAGGTGAGTATGACGCAACCGAACAAGGTAAAACTCCTGAAGAAATTCTTGAAGAGGAAGAAAAAGAAGACGCTGGCGTTCCTCCAACAGTTCCTCCCGCTGAAGAAAAACCAACTGATGAAGAGCCTCCAAAGAGAGTAATCACTTACAAGCGTTCTGGAAAACGCACACTACTTCGTGCTGGTAAGGGTGGCGCATTTAAAGATAAAGAAATTGCAGATTTCTTAGCAGAGAATGGTTTTAGTTGGTCAGATACTGTAGAGCGTGACGGTAAAACTCTTAATGTCAAAGCACAGACTGCTTTGCAAGAAGATGAAGAGTTTAAAGCTTTTGCTCGTGAGCTTCGTGATCGTTTCAACATTGATCTACAACCTAGACCAGCTACAGCTGTCTCACCTGCTCAAGAGCCAATTGACATTGATGCCCCAGCTCCAGAAAAACCTTCTGAAGTAGAAACTTCCAAGACACCAGAAGTTGAACCTCAAGCTGATGCAAAAGAGCCTCCTCCCGTTCAGGCACGAACAAAGCCTTTATTCGATAGAGACTTCCTCTCTGATCTTCTTTTTGGAGCTCGTGGCAATGATAAAGGCTTTAAGAATTTAGTAGATATTCTTAAAGAAAGAAAACTTGCAGTTGAAGAAACAGAATTTGTAGACAAACTACTTGATGTAGATCATTCTGATCGTGAATCAATGATTTTAGATGAGTTAAATCTGACTGATCAAGAATTCTTTAAAGGTCGAGAAGAAGATTTTAAAATTAAAGATGGATTATCTAATAGATTCTTAAAGTCTATATTAAATGCAATTGCATCTGGTAGAGGATTTGACGGTCAAAACTTCCCTAACTCCATACTTACACCTGAAGAAAAATACTTTAAAGACAGGTTAGATGTTATTTATTTGAGTAGAGGTGCTGGTGATTATAGTTTAGAGCAATCTTTAGAAGTAATTAAAAAAATAAAAGAGTTTGGTTGGGACGAGATATTAGAAGAATTAGATATAAATGAAGAAAATATAAAAGAAAACATAGCTAAAAGACCTACACCCGAACAGATAGAAGAATTTATTCAGGGTAAAGCTGCTATTCCTATTTCTAAAAACTTAGAGCCAAAACCTACAAAAAATCCAGAAGATGGAAGATTTGATATGAGTCCTGATGGGGACTGGTATTTCGGTGATGGGATTCAAGAATGGCTACTTACTCCTCGAGGAGCATTTAAAAGAGGACTAGCTCCTACATATAATGGAGTTAACGAAAAATTAACTGAAGAAGATCGTCAAAGACTAATTGAAGAGTGGAACCAAAGAATAAAGGAAATAGTTGATATATTATCAATTAATCCTAGAATTAAAGATGATGGAACTCCAGACTGGAAAAACTTCCGTCCTGACGAACTTAGAGCTGAAAGAGATCTTCTAAGAGATTTAATTATTGATGGTAAAACAGCTCCTGAATCTCCAGACGTTACACCAGAAGCAGTAGAGCCAACGGTTGATGAAGAACCTACTCCTGAAGCAACTCCTAGAACAGAAGAAGAGCAAAATTTTGTAAGAAAGACATTAGCTCTTATGTACGAGCAAATTGGAAAAGCTCTTGCTCTTGCTCAAGCAGATAAGGGTATTTCTGCACTTGAAGGACTTTCAGATAAGCAGCTCTTCGATCTATTTGGACCTTTCAATGTGCTAAAGCTTAACGAACTCATTAAGAGAGCCATGGAAGGCAATAAAGAAAGCCTTTATGGAAATCGTAAAGATATGATCTCTAAGTTAATGTGGTTTAAGTTTGGTGCTGGTTTTAAGCGTGACGAATCTCCTTACATCCAAAAGTCTATGGATGAGTTTGAAAATAGCTTGATGCGTACCTCCACAGAAGATTTAAAATCTCTACTTGATCTTTACTATGACGAGATGGATGCAAAAATTGCTGAACAAAATGAAAAGGAAGAGCGTAGGAAAAAGCTTAAGGAAGCAAGAGATAAGCGTCGTAAAGAAATTGAAGACAAAATTATTGAAGAGGCAGAAGATAAGCCAGTAGTAGAACCTACTCCTGAACCTGAACCTGAACCAACTCCTGAACCTACTCCAGAAGAAGTTGCAGAAGCTGAAAGACAACGCATCCTCGATGAAATTCGTGCACGGAAAAAGAGAGAGCGTGAAGACAAGCTTATTGAAGAAGATAAGAAGGCTAAGGAAAAGGAAAAGGAGAAGGAGGAGCCAACCCCTGAAACTCCAGAAGCAACAACTCCAGAAGCCTCAAAGCCAATCAAAACTTCAGTCCGTGGTGCAGATCTTCAACCAGGCGATGTTCTTGCTAAAGACTTCTTTACAGTTACAAATGTTGAAGGTGGATACAAGAAGCCTATTAAGGGTGAAGAGGTTCCAGCTTCTCGTGTAAGTGGTTACTACCCAGGCTCTGTAGAACAATCAAGCAAGCTTTGGGCAGATGACACGATGTTTGAAGTTTATCGTGGTGTAACTCCTCCAGAAAAGGGAGACTTACCAGAGCTTCGTCAACCACGAAAAGAAGATTTTACAGATAGAAAAGATTACATTAAGGCTCGAGAAGAGTACGACAAGGAGCTCGAGCGTCGTAAATCAACGTGGACTGTCCCGGAAGCAGAAGTAGCTCCAGAGCCAGCTCCAAAGCCTAAGACTGGCGCACACGTTATTACAGATGTTGCCAGAAATCTTCAACCTAACGATATTGCATTTACTCGCAATGAAACTACTGGAGATCCAGAACAGTTCTTTGTTATTACTGAAGTTGTTGAAGGCACTAAGGAATATACACGTCCAGACAACGGCAAGATTGAAAAGAAGACAACAGTTCGTGGTTTCTATCCAGGACATGAAATGCAGGAAAATGATTGGAACGAAGAGACTCCTATTGAAGTTATTCGTGGTGAATCAGCAGAAAACATGCCAAAGGCTGGAGATAAGCCAGCAATTGAAAGAATTGCAAATGGAACTCTTAAGGGCAAGGCTTACCAAGAAAAGCGTGCAGAGATTGTTGCTGCTCGTAAAGAAGCAGGAAAAGATTACAAGCCATCTATTACTGCAGAAGATATTCCTGCAGTCCGTGTAGATAAGCCAAGATATCGCCCTGATCGTCCAGCATTTACAGGCTCTGCTGCAGAGCTAGGAAAGCTAAACGATGGTGCTGCAATTTCCGAAGCCTTAAAGGGCAAGCGTGTTGTAATCATGGACTTTGAAACTGTTGGTACTGGTCGTTTTGATCACGATGATCCAGACGCTCCAATTCAGATTGCTGGTGCAGTCTATGAAAATGGAGAAAAGGTAGATGAGATAAATCTATTTATAAATCCTGGCGTTCCTCTTGATAATTTCTATCGCACCCTAGATGATCATAAGACACCTTATCTTGATGAAAATGGTAATCCTGCAATAAATCCAGCCAAGCTTTTAAAGAGCGGGGATCAAGATGTTACAGATGAATGGCTTGCAACTCAGCCAAGCATTGGGGAGCAGTTAAAGGCATTTGCAGACTGGGCTGGACCAGATTCAATTTGGGTAGCTCACAATGCTGAATTTGATGTTAATACATTTGAAAAGTGGGCTGCAAAGACAGGTGTTGATTACGAAATTAGTGGTGTAATCGATACTCGAGGTCTTGCACGATCACTGTATGGAAATAAAGGAAATGCATTAGGTCAACTTGCTAAGAAGTTTGAAATTGAGGTATCTGAAGAAGATCTACATAATGCAGCTACAGATATTCGTGTTCTAAAGCCAATCTTAGATCGACTTCTTTCAGAAATGAAGCCAGACAATCCTCAGTTTGACACTGCTGCTCGTGCAGAAGAGTACAAAGCAAAGCTTGATAAATACAATCGTGACATGGCTGCTTGGAAGGCTCAAGAAGCAGCTGACAATGTAAAGACAAAACCAGAGTTTGGACCTGAAGGATCTACAGATCAGGTGGGCAACTACTCTCACGTCTCTGTCTTTGGAGATGAAATTAATGAAGCATGGATGCTTGACGATGACAATACTTACGCTGTAAACGGAGGCTCATCTGTACTTGTTGATGAGTTAAGAGTCGGTGACTTTATTGAAGGTCGTGGCGGTTATGTAGAAATTATTGACATTCAAGTTGACCCAGAGAACTCTGAAAAACTTATTGTCTATCGCAAGAGCCCTAGCACAGGGGAAGTTTATGTAGATCGTGTTGAAGATAGCGCAACTCCAGGCGTCGGTTGGGCTAGAACTCGTGAAATTAAGTATGGTGAAGTTCGTCGTCGTCATTCAACTGTAGGCAAGACAGAAGCTGAAGTTAAATCAACTCTTCCTAAGCCAACTCCTGATAACCCAACACCACAAGTTGAGCCAGAATCAGCTCCAGTTAAGGGCGAAGAAGTTACAGACGAACAAGCAACTAAGGTTATTAGTGATGCTATTGAAACTATTACTTCTGGATCTAAATCAGATAGCACAGTTGCAGACGCTGTTAAGGATCTTAATGTTGATGAAACTATTAAGTCTCAGATTATTGACCGTGAAGGTGGATCTTCTTACCACCTAGATGCAAATGGTGTTCCACTTAAAGTTGGAGATAGAGTTAGAAATATTAAGAATGGCAGAGTTGGAACTGTCAGAACTCTTACAGAAGAGTTTGGAAAAGATAAGCGTAAGAATTACCTCAAGGTTAAGTTTGATGATGCCGCAAAGCGTGAAAATGCTGCAGCTGGTAGCTTAGAAATTATTAGAGAAGATGATGGAGATTCAATTCTTTCTCCACAGCCAACTCCTGCAGACATGGGAATGGCTATTCCAGAAGAAGCAACAACTAGAGGACTTGTAGCATCAAGAATTGATCCAACAGATCTTAAGGTTGGAGATCGACTAGATATTTCAGGTAAGACAAGAGTTTCTGCTATCAGAGTTGAAGTAGACGAAGTACTTGTCGGCACAAAAACTAGAGGATCTAGAGGAGGAGGATTTGTATCCTTCCCTAAGACAGAGAAGGTAAGAGTTTGGAGAAAGCCTGAAGATACTCCAGATATCTCAATGGGTATGGCACTTCCAGATATGGGAGCTGAAGTCTATGACATGGCACCACTTTCTGAAGAAGGCTCTGCTGTCCCTAACGCTCTTCCAGAAGATAATTACGAATATGCAGGAGAAAAATTCCCTCCTACAGCTGAGCAACGCAATGTAATTACAGCAATTATGACTGGTGATAACGTCGTTGTTCGTGCCCTAGCTGGTACAGGTAAAACAAGTACACTCACACTTGCTGCTCGTCGACTTCTTGAGGAACAACCTAAGAAAAAGATTGTTTATATTGCATTTAACAAAACAGTACAGATGGAAGCAGAAGGCAAGATGCCTAAAAATGTTGAATCACGCACAGGTGACTCAATTGCTTTCCAAGGTGTAAGCGATGATATTCGTCAAAAGTTCTTAAATCAAAAAGGCAAGACTGCAAACATGAAGCTTCGTGCTGAAGATATTGCAGACGAGCTTGGGATTAAACCAACTGGTGTAAAACTAAAGGGAGTTGAAGTAAGTCTTTCTTCACGAGAGATCCCAGCAATTATTAAGCAAGCAGTTAACAACTTTGCAATTAGTGCAGATGATGAGCTTGGTTCTAAACATTTTACAGAAGAGCTTGATGAAGTTCCTCGATCATTTGTAGAGTATGCAAATGCTTATTGGGACGATTTAAACAGTCCTGCAGGAGTATTTGGTATTAACAATGCTCACATTACAAAGATTTGGGCTTTAAGTAATCCAGATTTAGGTTCTGTCGGTTCTGGAATGAAGACTCCAGCAGATGTAATATTTTTTGATGAGGCTCAAGACATCAACCCAGTTATTGCAAAGGTTATTGCCGATCAAAGCATTCAAAAAGTTTATGTTGGCGATGGAAATCAAGCAATCTATGCATTCCGTGGAGCAGAAGACCAGCTAGATAAAACAACCGCTAAGTTTGACCTACCACTTACTCAGTCTTTTAGATTTGGACCAGAAATTGCTGGTATGGCAAATAGATTCCTCGCTCAGCTTGGCTCTAAATATCGTGTTGAAGGTTCTGGACCAAAGGGTGAAGTAGTAGATGGAATGGAAGATCCAGATGTTGTAATCACTAGAACAAACTCTGGTGGATTCCGAGCAATGATTGAGCTTCTTGATGCTGGCAAGGTTGTTGGTATCACAAAAGGAACAAAAGATGAATTAGAAAGCCTTGTTAACAGTGCTTCATGGCTTATTGGAGACCAAACAAAGTTTAAGAAGCCAACAATGCACCCAGACCTTGCAGAATTTAAAAACTGGTCTGAGGTAAAAGAAGCTGTTGAAAAGGGCGAAGGTAGAAAAGTAAAAGCTCTTTACGATTTAGTTGTACAAAATGGAATTGGATCTATTAAAGATATTCTTAGCAGAGTAAAGGTTGCTACACCTGAGTCTGAAAAGAAAGACCTCAAACCATCATCTGATTTTAAGAAGGTTACTTTAGATCAAGCTGAAGATGGAGCTAAGGGTTCTATTGGAAATGGAATTAATTATGAAGTTAAAGGAACTGCAGTCCGTCTTTCTGGTAATGGAACATTCAAGGGTAAAGATGTTATTAAAGAGCAAAAGTTCCGCTGGGACCCAGCAGAAAAGCAGTGGTACAAGGAAGTTGAAGACGACCTAGACCGTCAAAAAGCTATCAATGATCTTCGCAGAGCTGTCGGTGGTTTTGCACCTGACGCAGGTGAAGAAGAAGCTGAAATTGATGTCATTGTAACTACTGCACATAAGTCAAAAGGCTTACAGTGGAATAACGTTCGTATCTTTGATGACTTCTGGGGTCCTCGTACAAACAAGAAGACTGGCGAACTTGAAATGCCAGTAGATGAAGAACTCCGTCTTGCTTATGTTGCACTTACTCGTGCTCAGAAAAAGTTAGATCCAGGTCCACTTAATTGGATTAAGGAATACACCGAAGACGAAGATGAGCTTCCAAAGAAACCTACAGTTATAGAAAACTTTATGGAAATGACTCTTCCTACTGAAAAAGTAACTGAAGATGAGTTCAATGAAAGCACTGTAAAAACATCTGAAAAAATCGATCCAGCAACTGAAAAGGTTGCTAATGCAATTATTGAAGCAATCGAAAGAGGCACCGTTCCATGGCAAAAGCCTTGGACTGGTGGAGGATTCCTCCCAACAAGCGTTGCTACTGGTAAAACATACGAAGGATCAAACATTCTTGTTCTCTGGGCAGCTATGGATAAAAATGGTTGGACAGATAATCGATTCCTTACATATAAACAAGCCGAAAAGCTTGGCGGAAACATTCGTCGTGGTGAAAAGGGAACTCAGATTATTCACTGGCAGCCAGTGTTTAAAGAAGTTGAAAAGCCAGATGGAACAAAAGAAAACGTTTTTGTCTATCGACCACCAAAGGTGATCACAGTTTTCAATGCTGAACAAGCAGATAACATTAATCTTCCAGCTCTTGTAAAGGGAGAACCAATCCCAGTTACAGAAGGCGAAACAGCAATTCTTGAGGCGTACAAAGACAAACCAGAAATTCTTTTTGTAGCTCAGGACCAAGCGTTTTATAGCCCTACAGAAGACATTATTAAGCTTCCAAAGCGTGAACAGTTTAAGTCAGATCAAGCATTCTTTGAAACTCTTGTTCACGAGCTAGCGCACAGCACTGGGCATAGGTCACGTTTAAATAGAACAGATCTGCTAGATAACTACGGAAAGCATATAGAAAGCCGTGGTGAGGAAGAACTTATTGCAGAGATTACCGTTGCACTTGTGGCAGCTCGTCTTGGTGTAAAAATTGACTTTGAAAATGTTGCTGCATATGCCAAGTCATGGTTGCCAGCTGTAAAGAATGATCCTCAGATGATTGTCAAAGCAGCAAAGCAAGCACAAAAGGCTGTAGACCATATGTTAGGCAAGCAAGAAGAGCCAGCAAAGTTTGATGAAGAAGGAAACCCAGTTGAGCCAGTTGGCTCAGGTGTTGGTAGTGAAGGAAAAACTGGTGATGAAATTGCAGGAGAAGCACCTACAACATCAGAACCAACTCCAGAGCCAAATGTAGGAGAGCAAGGTAGAACTGGAGAAGAGATTGCAGAAGATGATATAAAACCCGCTGGTGTAAAAGGTGGGCAAAATCTTAGTCCTAGAGAGTTATATAACGCACAGGTAGGCCGTAGCGATTTAGATGTTAGAAAAGTATATGGTGCAGAAGAAGTATGGACGCCTCAAATACAAAGACCTATGAAACGACCTGTCGCCCCTAAACGTGATAATTTTCCAGATAGAGACTCTTATGTAGCAGCTTATAAAAAATATTCTAAAGAGTATGATGAAGCCTACCGTGAAAGCTCAAGAAATATTCAATCTCCAATAGGAGAAAAAAATTTAAATGGGTCTGCAAAAGGTGTTCAAAATTATGTAAAAGATATAATCACCGCTGATTGGTTTGTAGAAGCCTTTGGTGACGGAGGGCAAATGGGGAGACCTCCAGTAAGTTTGTATACTAGTAAAAAACGAGGCGGCCAATATAGTTATGGCTTTAAAAACGGTGTATTTAAATCAGCGTTAAAAATTAACAGTCTTTTATCAAAAAATGAACCAGCTATTCTTCACGAGATTGCTCATTTTGCTACAGCAATTAGCGTGGCACAGGGATTTGACCCTCATGGTGTAGAATACAGAATGAATCTTATTTTTATCACTAATAAAGTACTTGGACGTAATTCCGCAGAAAGTCTTAAAGAAGCTTACAGAAAGGAAAATCTAAATGTCGGATGATTTCGAGTATGAAATTGTGGACCCTCTAGGTCCTGACTACAACCCAGAGCCTTCTGAAGTTCCTATTCCTGAAGAAGAAGAAGACCAAGAGAAGACGGTATAATAGTGGCTAAGACAGATAAAGAAAAGTATGCAGAAACGGTAGTAGCTGCGTACCGTAAAATACTTGATATTGCCGAAGCAGATCCTAATGCCGAGTCATACGATGAAGACGAGATGGAGGACCTATGAAGGTATCTTCTGCTAAAGAGTACCCTAAAGAAGGTATCTCATTAATCTACTCAAATGGCGATAACGTTATAACTCAAGAAATTTTCTACACCGAAGACTTCGGTATTTACACTCGTATTGATGGTCGATGGAGACTTTTATCCTCTAACGATCAAAGTCTGAATAACTTAGCTGTTATGGACATTCTTCCAGAAGACTACAAGATAGTTACAGAGATGTTTGATAACGCAAACACGACTGGAATTCCTTTAACATACGATAATGTTAAAAAATATGAAGTAGCTTATTCTTTTGAAACTAAGGCAATGACAGCAGCTGTTCAGACATCTGAAGGATGCCCTCCAGCTACTCAAGACATTGCTATTAACCTCGATAACCGCAAGAACGCTATTGACACTGCTATGTATGGACCTCTTAATCCTTTAGAGCCTAACGATGAGTACTGGGAAGCAATTGCGGACGAATGGTCTGTCGATAAAGAGACTGCAAAGAAACAACTTTGCGGCAATTGCGCTGTATTTATTCAGACCCCAAAGATGCTTGATTGTATTGCTTCTGGGCTTGGTAATGAAGAAGGTAACGATGCTTGGGGCTCAATCGAAGCTGGAGATTTAGGGTATTGTGAAGCATTCGACTTTAAATGCGCTGCATCCCGCACCTGTCGTGCATGGGTAGCTGGCGGACCAGTAACAGAGGAGAGTAAGTAATGGATTACATTGGTCGTAATGGGTCTAGATTCCTCTTCGTCTCCGACACTCTTGGCGCTGTAGTGGATGAGTCAAAAAACCTTGTTGTTGCTTTAGATGTTAAAGAACCTCTTATTGCAGCAGCTAATTGGGACTCAGAAAGTAATCGTCCAAGTGGACCATCTGTAGAACTTGCAGCAGCAGCTCTTACCGATTTAGATATTAAAGTTTTTTCAAATAATGACCGTATGTATACAATTCCAGACTCTGTAAAAGCAGAGGCAAAACGTGGTCTTGAATGGCGTAAAGAAGAAAACCGTGGCGGTACTTCTGTAGGTCTTAATACTGCCCGCACACTTGCTCGTGGTGGACAAATTGGTATTCGCAAGGTTCGTCATATTGCAAAATATTTTCCACGTCATGAAGTAGATAAAAAAGGAACTGGCTATAAGCCGGGACAAAAGAATTATCCATCAAATGGTCGCATCGCTTGGGCTCTTTGGGGTGGAGATGCTGCTCGTTCATGGGCAACAGCAATCGTAGAACGTGAAAATAAGAAGGCTAAGTCAAACTCATTAATTGCTACTGGCTTAGATCCTATGGATTTTGAAATGCCAAAGAGAGTTAATTACGACTCTTTTATTGTCTCTAAAACAATGCCTGAAGACAATGTAATTGAATTTTTTGCCCGTATTCGTTTAGACGGATCTGGTATTGACCGCCTATACCGCATTGAACCAGCTGGTCATATTTATGTGTGGGATGACGGCGACTGGGATGACATGGGTATGCCAGATGCTGATATGTCAATGTACGACAAGGTTCTTGACGACCCTAACAACTTAGTACCTTGCGGACACGTTCCAGTAGATACAGAAACTGCACTTTTTATTGCTGCACTTCTAGATAACGAACCTTTTATTGCACATAAAGTAGATAAGTTATATCCAGAAGAAAACAAAATTTATGAAGATGCTTACCCAGATCTTGATATGGATTTATTGGATGATTTAGCTATTCAAGATGAAATGTCTGATTCATGGGATTTCTTTGATGACAGCTTAACTGCTGCTGGAGAAACTCCAAGCTCTGGTAAAGGTGATGGAGTTTATACTCCAGAAGAAAGATCTGAAAATGCTTCTGCCCAATTGCGTGATAAGACAGGAAAATTTGCAAAGATGGGTGGCCGTGTAATTATTGGAGGCCGTCCTGAGTATCAAGGAAACATTCGTGCTCTTGATGCTAAAACACAAACTGCTCAAGTAGAACTTGATAACGGAAATTTAATTAGTATTGCTGCAAATATGACGGAACCAGCTGAGTCGTATGTCCCTATTCCTACTGCAGTTGCAGAAGGAGAGTTAGATACTTCAGGAATTCTTGGTGAGCCTCGTACTCCTATGGATTCACCGATCCGTATGCCAGGAACTCTTCCTCCACTAAATGCACAGAATTTAAACCTAATGCTTACTAACTATCCGCAGTGGGTATCAGAGCAAAGACTTTCTCCAGATCCTCAACCAACGCAAACTCCTAGCGGATCTAATTTAAAAACAACACCTCAAAGCTCGACACCTCAGCAACCACAGGGTGTAGAAAAAGAAGTTGCAGCAGATAATCCTTTATATAAGTATTATCCAGAAAAATTTACAAACTGGACTAAGGAAGTAAATGCATACAACCTTCCTATTCTTCGCCCTTGGCTAGAGTCTGGCCCAGAAACTCGTCGTAAATATAATCCATTTGTAGATCCAGAAAAAACAAAGAAATTTACTGAAGAACGAGGAATTAAATCTCCAAAGCTTGATTCTAAGGGTCGTCCTATAAAGGCTTCTGCTGGTGAAGAAAAAGCAATGACACCTGAAACTTCAGATGTTCCTATTCTTCACATGGCTGTAGTTTCACCAGATGATCCACAAGCTGTTATGGATTTAGTTGCTTTAGTTCCAGCATCAAATAAAACAATTCAACCAACTACATTTACTCGTAAAAAAGGTAAGTGGGTACATGATCCTCAATTATTGACAGATCTTCGTAGTGCAACTCCACCACCTGTAGTTGTTTTAGATGACGCAACTCTTGTTGATGTTTTAGAGCAAGTAGATAGTAAAGGAATTACTGCTGCTGGCGGCCTTGATCGCAATCGTGGTCAAGCAGAGAAGCTTCGTCGTTATTGGTTATATGGCAAGGGTGCAGCCAAGATTCGTTGGAGAACTCCAGGAGATTGGACTCGTTGCTATCGTCAACTAGCCAAGTACATGGGACCTCGTGCTAAGGGATACTGCGCCCTTCGTCACAGAGAGGCAAATGGCTACTGGCCAGGAGATAAGAAGAATCGTGAGATGGCTTCTTTTAGCGTTAATACTTTACATAATTACGATGAACTTTTGAGCACTTTTATTCTTCGTGCTAAAGCAGCCGATGCCAAAGCCAGAGTTATGACTGCTGGTGGAGATATGGAAGATCAAAATGGATCAGAGTTCTTTATCCCTCTAGTAATCCCTGAAGAAGTAGAGTCTGGAGACGGAAGAATTATTGAAAAGGGAGCTCTCTCTGTAAGAGACCTTCCACTTCCACTTTTGTGGCAAATTCAAACGGGAGAAGGCCATAATGGTTCTGTTGTTGTAGGAAAGATTGTTGAGATGGACCGTACCGATAACGGTATCGGAAACGCTCGTGGTTATTTTGATAAAGGTTCATATGGACAAGAAGCTGAACGACTAGTTCGTGGCGGTTTTATTCGTGGAGTTTCGGCAGATCTCGATCAATTTGAGGGTGACGAAGAGGTTCCAGAGGTCAAAGAAGGCTCTGACACCAAGGTAGAAAGCGGTAAAATAAAGATCAAGAAAGCACGAGTCATGGCTGTGACTTTGGTGCCGAAGCCAGCTTTCCAAGAATGCTCAATTCAACTCGCCGATGAGCTCGGCGGAGAAGAGGAAGAAGTGAATATCCCTGACGGCGTATATGTCGAAGGAGTAAACCCTCTCGATGCTTCGGCTCTTGTTGCTTGCGGAATGATCGCAGGTGCAATTCCAGTTAATCCACCAAAAGAGTGGTTTAACGATCCAAAATTAACAACTGCAACACCACTCACTGTTGATGATGATGGTCGTGTATTCGGTCATATCGCAGCTTGGAATGTTGATCATATCGGCATGAGTATGGGAACCAAGCCTCCACGCAGTCGTAGCAAGTATGCATATTTTCACACAGGTGTAGTTCGTACAGATGATGGTACAGATGTACCAGTAGGGCAATTAACTCTTGCGGGGGGACACGCATCACTAGAAGCATCAGCCTCTGAAGCAGTTCGTCACTACGACGACACAGCGTCTGCAATTGCAGATGTACATGCTGGAGAAGATGCCTATGGTATTTGGGTAGCTGGATCAGTTCGTCCAGGATCTACACCAGAACAAATTCGTGCACTTCGTGCATCAGCACCATCTGGTGACTGGCGCCCAATTAAAAATTCTTTAGAACTAGTTGCTGTATGTCAGGTAAATGTTCCAGGATTCCCAATTGCTCGTGCTCGTGTTGCATCAGGATCTGTTATGGCTCTTGTTGCTGCTGGAGCAAGTGTTCTTGCACAACTAAAAAGCGATCCACTTTTAGAAATGAAGGGTCGTCTTGAAGCTTTAGAGCGTCCACAAAAAGAAGCTTTAGTTGCTTCAGCAAATGATGCTCGTTCTCGTATTCAAGCTTTTCAAAATGCACAATTATCAGAGCAAAAAGCTTTAATTGCTGCAAAAGTTTCAAAAATAAAAGTAGACTCGGATCTCGATTATGACTATATGACCGAGATGTTCGATGATGACCCAGAAAATGAAATGGGAGTTATCTCTCGTAAGACTCGTATGCGTCTTGCTGAAGAAGGAAAAGCACTTCCAGATGGATCCTTTCCTATCCGCAATCCTCAGGATTTAAAAAATGCTATCCGTGCTTATGGTCGCTCAAGGCCAGGAAGCCGTGGCAAGGTAAAACGTCATATCATGAAACGTGCTATTGGTCTTAATAGAGAAGAAATCATTCCAGAAAGTTGGAAAGGTGCAGCCTCTAATTTAGATGAAATTGTCGAGACTATGAAAACTCGAGCAACTTTTGCAGCAGCTTCTATGAATTCAGAAGCAGTTTTTTCAACACAAGAATTTGCTGAAGATCCTATAGAAGAAGAGATTGCTGACCTTACAGATGAAGAAATTGAAGCATTAAAAACTGAAGCAAAAGCTCGTAAAGATCAAGAAAATGATGGTATCTCTCGTGATGAAGATGGCCGTGCTAAATACACCCCTGAAACTCAACCTCGTGATGCCTCAGGCAAGTTCCGTCAGGTATTAGCCCGTATCAAGCAGGATCTTGGAACATCTGGTTTAGACCGTGTCCTAGATAAAATTGCAGAAGCTGAAAACTTTGATAGCACTGGCGATTACGCTGGAGCAGCTAAAGCAGCAGGAGATTTACTCGGAATTATTGACCGATTGGACTCTGGAGCACTAAATGCTGAAGCTTTAGAGAACGTTCGAATTAGCGCTGGAGAGCTTGGAAAGGTTATTGCTAACCTACCTTTTGCCTTCGGTGAAGATGCAGAAAAGATTCGCTTCTCAGACGTTCCTCCAGCTCTTAGAGACCTCATGAAAGACATGATTACTCGTGTAGAGGACAAGATTGGTCAAGAAGATGCTGACGAAGCAACAGAGGGTTTGAAGAAGTTTATTTCAGGTAGCGATCTCTATAATCAATCAGAAATATCTTCCCAGATGGCAAAGCTTCTTCGCTTACTTACCTAAGTAGAAGATAATCGTACAAATAACCATATAAAAAATAATGTACTATATAAATCAGGTGGAGTGCCTCCACGCATCTAATGCGTCTGTGAGTCCCTCGGCCTCGACTGATAAGCGAGACGAGAAGCCTTAACACCTTCTTGTCGTAACTGGCCCGGAAAAGGAACAGTAATGGACCAAATTAAAGAATCATTTGATTCACTAGCTGAACTCACTGACGATCAAGTTACTGAGTTACAGAACAAGATAATCAAAGAATTTGAGTCTGTAGAAAAAGATGACCTTACTCCGCAATCAGTTGACGCAATGTCGTCATTAGCCGACATGCTTGGCACCGTTCAAGGTGAATTCAAGCGACGCGAGGCCGCGGTTCAAGAGCTCGCACAGCGGGCAGCAGAAGCAGCCTCTCGTGTGTACGGCGAAGACAAAGAAAAGGATATGGAATCCGATTCCTCAGAGGAAAAGAAAGAAGAGATGACTTCTGAATCTGAAGCTGCAATGGCTGAAGATAAAAAAGAAGAAGACATGCCTTCTGAAGAAGTTCCTGCAGCCGAAGCTCCTATGGCAGAAGAAATGCCAATGGAAGAAGAAGCACCAACTCCAGTGATGGATGAGGAAAAGAAAAAGGAAGAGGAAAAAATGTCCGAAGCGTCAATCGATGCAGATAAGACCGTCGAACTTTCGACAGAATCAAACGAAGTTGTTACCGAAGCAGCTGCCGCTGTAGAGGCAACCGCTGTTGTTGCAGATGGTGCAGAAGATGCTCCAGCCGCAGAAGCAGCACCTGTTGAAGCAGCAGAAGCTGTTGAAGCAGTTGTAACAGAAGCAGAAGTAGTTGTTGAAGATGCAGCAGTTGTTGCAGATTCAGAAGCTGCAGTTGCAGAAGTTACAGAAGATGCAGAAGCATCAATCCAAACACAAACAGAACCTACAGAGGTTCAAGAAAAGATGGAGGCACCTGTGACCGCCGCTGCTGATAATGCAGATAACCTCAATATCGAGGTCCCGGCTGACCGTCGCCCTGTTGCACAGGCATCTGTAGCTCCCGTGGCAATCACTGCGGGTGCTGACATTCCTGGCTACACAGCTGGCAGCCCAATGAACAACATGATCGATGTTGCTTCAGCGTTCGAAAAGCGTATCCACGCTCTACGTCGCGTAAATGGTGGAGATGGAGAGCAACACATCGTTGCATCTATCGCTACTCAATACCCAGAAGCTCGCACTCTGACAACAGATGCTGAGTCAAACTGGGCAAAGGTTCAGGCCGTAACTGGTCCTGAAGCACTTGTTGCATCTGGTGGACATTCAACACCATTCGAAGTTAAGTACGACATCTTTGGTCTTGGTACCACTGCTCGTCCACTTCGTGATGCACTTCCAAAATTCCAGGCTGACCGTGGCGGTATCCGCTTCGTAACTCCACCAGTACTTAGCTCATACGCTAACGCTGTTGGAATCTGGACCGCAGCAAACGACTCAGCAGAAACACCAAACCCAGCTGCAAAGCTTAGTTTGACTGTAACTGCTGCTGGTGAAAACACTGTTGCTACTGATGCTGTAACACTACAGCTACAATTCGGTAACTTGATGACTCGTGCATATCCTGAATTGATCGCTCGCCACAATGAGCTTGGTCTTATTCAGCACGCTCGTGAAGCAGAAGGACAAATCCTTACTCGCTTGACAGCACTGTCAACAGCTGTTACATCAACATCACTAATCGGTGTAGCTCGTGACTTCCTAGTACAACTAGGTCGCGCAGCAGCTAACTACCGTGGTCGCCATCGCCTAGAGGCAGATGCTCCACTTCGCGTCATTGCTCCATATTGGATCAAGGATGCAATGGTTGCAGATCTTGCTATCGCAGCTCCTGGTGACAACACCCTTAATGCAGCCGCAGAGATCGATGGTTACATCGCATCTCGCAACATCAACATCACCTACCACATCGATGATTTCACCGATGCACAAGGTGCTGCTGCAATGAACGAGTTCGCAGACACATTCGTCTGGTACATGTTCGCAGAAGGAACATTCTTGTTCCTAGATGGCGGTACATTGGATCTCGGAGTTATCCGTGATTCTACCCTTGTTGGAACCAACGACTACAAGATGTTCGTTGAAACCTTCGAAGGTGTAGCAAAGGTTGGCGTTGAGTCACTCAAGGTCACATCAACCATCTCAGTGAACGGTGTAGCAGCAGCTCTCCGTGACACAACAGGTGGCGCAACCGCTGCGGCAATCGAATACTAAAATTCGGTAGCCTAAAGTAATTAAGTCAAAACCCGAGCAGACACTTAGAAAGAAACAGGAGAAAACTAGAAATGGCGTTTAGAGGAATCTATCCAGCACCAGATTTGGTTCAGGCACCTTGCGGACTTCTAAGTGTCGCTCGGGTTATGACTCATACCACCGCAAATTACGATGAGCGTTGGGTTCGTGGCTTTAGCTACGAGTTTGATTCACAACCAGAAGTAGAAATATTTACAGTAAATGACGCAGCTGCTAGTGCAGTTGTAGGAACATCAACTCTTCCACAATTCAAAGAGTACGAACCTTTCTTTATTCAAGTAACAGATACTCGTTCATATTTTGGTATTAATGGTGAAGATCGTTTTGCAATCGCTAGAAAGCAGTTAGAAGCAGCAACACAAAAAGCAGTAGAGCTTGAGTTTTGGGAAGGCAAAGCTTCAATTGCTGAAACAAATGGGAATGATTTTTTAAGGGAAACAGGAGTAGCAACCGTAGTAAATAGCGGTGCTCTAGCTCCAGCAACAGCACTTATGCTGTTGGAACAAGCAATTTCTTCATCGCCAGCAGGAACAAACGGAGTCATTCACATGACCCGCGATGTTGCTTCGATCCTAGGATCTCGCATCATCTACCTACCAGCAGATGGAGGAAAAACAGGTAAAGCAATGACTCGCTTAGGAACAGATGTTGTCATTGGATCTGGTTACACAGGTGCTGGGCGTTTAGAAGATGCCAACACCACTGCTTCTGCTTCAAATAAGTGGATGTTTGCAACTGGCCCTGTTGATATACACCTAAGTAAAGTTGAAATTGTAAATGAGAACCTAGGTCAAGGTGCAACTGTAAGTACGAATACAAATGACTTAACAGTCAGAGCGGTTCGTTCAGCTGCGGTATACTTTGATCCAAGTATCTTTTACACAATTCGTCTAGCACTACCCACAACCTAGTAAGAAATAAACAAAGGAGAACACTGGAATGGCCACTCAGGACTATGCGGCTAGCGTCCAAGGTGTGGCGATCCGAGTCACAAGACTGGACGCCGCTGGCAATTTGCTCAATGGAGCAGGAGACAGCTACACAACCTCGGCGTTCCTCCGCACATCTTTCACCCCTGAATATGAAGAGGGTGACGAAATCGTTGAGAAGTCAGCAGACGGCACTGTATGCGTGTCATACAAAGCCCCTGACACACTTAAGCGAATTACAATGGAACTCGCAATTTGCGAACCAGATACAGAACTTTCACAACTAATCTCTGGCGGTTTGTTGCTTCGTAAGAACTTCGGTTCTTTTGCATCACCACAGAATAAGTCAGTCGGTTGGGCCGCACCTTCCGTTGGCGATGACCCTTCAGGCAACGGTGTTGCTCTTGAATGCTGGTCTTTTGCTGTCGCAGATGGCCGCCGTGCTTCAACTAACCCATACTTCCACTGGGTATTCCCATACGCAAAGCTTCGCCAAAGCGGAGACCGCGTAATTGAAAATGGAATGCTTGCCACAACCTTTGAAGGTTATGGACTTGGAAATGTTAACTTTGGTTCAGGTCTAGATGGCCGTTGGGAGTATCCAGTAGCTACTGAGCGTTCATACTCATATGCTCGTACTTCATACTCACCTACAGGTCTAAAAGGCTTCTACCGCTGGTTTAATAACTCAACAAAGACAGTTTCAAACAAAGCTTTAACATCAAACATTGCAACGCTTACAACAGGTGCTGCACATGGGTTTGAAGTTGGTCAGAGCGTGACTGTAAGCGGCGTTGATTCAACATTTAACGGTACTTACACAATCACAGCAGTTCCAACCACAACAACCTTCCGCTATGCAAAGACTGCATCAGATGTTGCATCTACAGCAGTTAGCCCAGTTGGTTCAGTACTTCGTAACCGTGGATACCTTGCAGTGACAGATTTTGACTCACAAGGCTCAACATCTTCATTCAACGTTCCAGGTAGCGAAGAATACAACGCGGATCTACCAGTTGACTTCATTATTGCGTCAACCGAGGATCCAACCGCTTAATTCATTAGGAAAGGCGGGCATCGAGCCGATGGTTTTTAAACTACGGTTTGTGCCCGCCTTCTTACTTAGAGACGAGGTGAGAGTGTGAGTAATCTTTGGGTAACACCAGAAGAGTTAGGTACATACACTAACTCTGATTACGCCTACGAAGCTTGTAAAACAGCCTCTTATCTTCTTTGGGGAATGTCAGGCCGTAAATTTAGCGGTGTAACAACAGTAACAGAGAGATATGTATCTTCTTACGATCCTTATCTTCGCTCAGGCGGATCAAGCCTTACCTACACTCCAGTTTTAGTAGATGGCAACATTGTAAATATTGCATCTGGCGGATTTAATCGCTACGCAGATGATGACTTCCAAGGTGATGGAACCTCTGCAAACTCTCGTGTACGTCTTCGTGGTCGCAAGGTAATTAAAGTGCATACCCTTCGTGATCTTGATGGAAACATTATCGAGCCAAACAAATATTATTTATCTGACCACTCAACAATTCTTGGAGTACCCGGAGCAGGTTGGTCACCATCTCAAGTAGAAGTTACTTATACCTACGGAACACCAGCGCCTACTGCAGGTCGTGCTGCTGCCCGTGTTCTTGCTACAGAGCTTGTAAAGCTTTATGAAAATGATGACACCTGTGCTCTTCCACAACGAGTTACATCTATCTCTCGTCAAGGTGTTTCATATACCCTTCTTGACAGCCAAGATTTTATTGATGAACTTCGCACTGGTATATATGCAATTGATCTTTTTCTTAAAACAGCTAACCCAGACAAAGCTCGCGCCCGCGCTCGTGTCTTTAGCCCTGATCAACCTCGTGCTCGTCGTATTACTGGAGCATCTCCTCTCTATCCACTTAGCGCATTTGATCTCTATGTAACAGCCGATGGCGCAGCTAATCTTTATTATTTCTCAGAAATTAATGGAGACTTCTTAGATTCTGACAATAACTGGACCATACAAATTGATTTTTCTGACATTAATAACCTCACAACTACAACAATTGCTAACGCAGCTGCAGTTGATAGAGTAGAAAATACAATAAGAATTAGTACAACTTATAAAGATGTATTAGATGTACTAGGTCCTCGTGACCCAGGAATTTTAGATATGTACGCTGTTCGCCCAAGTCTTGCAAATCCAGCTGTCGACGAGATTGTTCCGCTAATTTCTAGTAACATTATTATGCAATTAGGCGAACGAACAATTCCAATTTATACCGTATAACTAAAGAAACTAAAGGACAAGAGGACATATGGGACTAGATGTGAACCCAGCTACAGTATCTAACGATGCTAAGAATTTAGCTGTTCTTATGCAAAACGTTCTTAATGCTGTAATAAATACATATACTTCTTACACGATGCCACTTCCTGGTCGTCGCTATTGGACATTAGGTACACCAGCTGTTGATTGCGAGCAGGTAGTTGTTTCTATGTTGCAAATGTACATTGGATCTCCAGGAGATGAAGCAACCTCTCCACGCAGATGCAATGATCCTCGCTCAGTAACTCTTTTAGTTCAAGTTTCTCGTGAAGTTCCTACAGTAGGAACAAATGGCAGAGCACCATCTGGAGATGCAATTCAAGATGGTTCAGAAATTTCTGCATACGACGCATGGATTCTGTTGGATAGCTCAAGACTGTTGGATCAATGGGATCCAGCAAACTTTGGTCTTGGAGTTATTGCAACAGTAGAAACTAGCTCTCCTGAGGGTGGGTTTCAAACAGTAAGTATGACTATAACTATGGCGGTTCCATAATGGCTAGAGTTAAGTTTTACGATACAGTTTTAGATAACTTTCTTAACAATCCTAACGGAGAAGTAGGTCGGTTTCTAAATAATAAAGGAAAAGAAATAATTACAGCTGCCAGAGCAATGGTAGGTGTAAGAACTGGAAATCTTCGTAGCTCTATCCATATGAGACACATGAGAGATCCACGAGGTCAACGTATCTGGGTTGGGTCAACCTTAAATTACGCACTAGCACATCATGAAGGAACTGCTCCTAGAGTAATAACCCCAAAAAGCGGAAAAATGCTTAGGTTTGTTTCAAGAGGACAGATTGTTTATGCACATTCAGTTCAGCATCCAGGAACTAAAGCTAATCGTTATTTAAGTAATGCTCTTAAAGCCAAGATATAATTAACACAACGACAGAAAAGGAAAAACTGATGACAACACGATTTAAAGATTTTGGAGATGGTGGAGCTCAAAACACCGATCCAATCTCATTTAAACTTCATGGTGAAGACTTCGAGTGCGTAAAAAACCTACAAGGTAATGCGCTTTTAAGTCTTGTTGCAAAAGCTGGTAGTGGAAACGCTACAGATGCAGCAGATACCATTAAAGATATCTTTTCAAGAGCTCTTCTAGCAGAAAGCTATGAAAGATTTGAAAAGCTTATTGATGATAAGGACAAGATTGTAACTGTAGAAACACTAGGCGAAATTACCGCTTGGCTAGTAGAACAGTATTCAGGCCGCCCTACGTCGGGGCCAGAGCAATCACAGAGTGGGCAGTAGACCTCTGGCCTTATGTAAATGGTAAAGCCTTAACTAACGGATTAAAATTGGAGAGTATGGATATGTCAGACATGTTAGATGTCCTTCATTACTATATGGAAACCGATTTTAATACATCGAGTGCAGAACAAGCAGAAGCTCGTGATAAAGCTAGAGGCATTATCTATAAAAGTCTATACAACAAAGATTATAGATTTAAATCTAACAGTAATACTTATTCTCAAACATCAGCAAATGGTTTTGAGGAAGATATATCTGTTTTTGATCCTGAAAAAGGACCAACGAAGTCTTATGTCCCACCGACGGACTTCAATCCAGACTCCGAAAATCCTTTCGGAGACATATTAGATGCACCATTAGGTAGCTAGGAGGTGATGGCATGGCAGTTGTAGGTGAAGCATCCGTAATTGTTCGTGCCGTCACCACTGGCGTAAAAAACGATATTCAACGTGCATTTGATGGTATTGATAGAGTTGGAGAACGTGCTGGTGCAGACGCTGGTGCAAGTTTTAGTAGAGGTTTTAGAAGTAAATCAAGTGGAGATATAGGTTATTTATTTGGTAAATCTTTATCTCAAGCTGATGTAGACAGGTTTACTACGGCTAGAGAAAGATTTTTATCTCTCGCTAGAACTGGTTATATAGTAGTTACAGCCTTAACTGCTCTTGGTGGAGTTTTAGGTTCAGTAATAGGTGGTTTAGGTGTTTTAATTTCAATAACAGCCGCTGCTACTCCTGCTTTATTAGGACTTTCTGGCGCATTTTTAGCTGTTGCCGCTGGAGCTGGAGTATTAAGAGCTGCTTTTGGTGGAGTAGGCGAAGCAATAAGTGCTGGAGCTAAAATTGGATCAAATGCTGCCCAAGACGCAGACAGACTTACTGAAGCAAATTTAAGATTATCAGATGCATATTACAATTTAGATGACACAATTCGTCAAAACAATAAAAGAAAAGCAGATGCAGTAGAAGCAGAATCAGATGCATCTATTGCAGTTGCAGATGCAGCTATTGCAGTAGAAAGAGCTGAAAGAGCTTATCAAGGTGCTGTTAGAAATACTGAAAAAGCCCTTGAAGCAGTTACAGAAGCTCGTGAAGAAGCTAAAGAAGCAATCCAGCAACTTCGTTTTGAACTTGAAGGCGGAGTTATTTCTGAAAAGAAAGCACGTCTTGAGTTTGAAAAAGCTCGTGACTCTCTGCAACGTGTTCAAGATCTTCCACCAAATTCTCGTGCTCGCCGTGAGGCAGAACTTGCATTTGCTGAAGCAGATCTCAATCTTCGACGTGCAATTGATAAAAACAACGACTTGCGTAAATCAACAGCTAAAGCAAATCGTGAAGGTGTAGATGGCAATAAATTAGTAATTGCTGCACAAGAAAAACTTGCAGACTCTAAACAAGCAGAAAGCGATGCTCAAATAGATGCTGCACGATCAACTATTTCTTATAGAGAAGCTTTAGAAGATCTTAAAAAAGCACAAGACGCAGTAACAGCTGGTGGAGAAGTAGATCGTCAAAATCTTCGTGCTTTAGAGCTTGCTAATAGAGAAGTTGAAGCTGCAATTAAGGCTCAAGCTGCGGCTGCTAAAGGATCTGGTTTTGATGAGTATAAGGCTGCTCTAGATAAACTATCCCCAGCTGCTCAAGATTTTGTTAAGTATATTATTAGTTTAAAAGAAGCCTTTGAAGAGCTTCGTAAAAAACTACAAGAAGCATTTTTTCCTAAGTTTACAGAAGCAGTAAAACTTCTTTACGACACATACTTAAACCCGAACTCCCCTTCTAGCTTAGAAGGAGCTTTAGTAAGAATTGCAGGAAAACTTGGAGAGCTATCTCTTGAATTTGCAGAAGTATTTACATCAGCTAGAAAACAAAAAGAAATAAACGATTTATTTGATTCCTTTACCCCTATTCTTGATGCTTTGGGTGGAGCATTTATTGATCTTGCTTCAGCTTTTGTAACTCTTCAAGCTGCTTTTATCCCATACACAATAGAATTTTCCCAGTTTATTGAAAAGAAAGCAGAAGCTTTTAGAAAAACTGTGGAGCTTAAAGATGCAACTGGCGAGCTTAATGAGATATTTAAGACAGCTACAGATATAGTAAAAAAGCTAGGAGAAGGTTTTGGAAATGCTTTTAGCGCTTTTGGAACTATTATTTCTGCAACAGTTGCTCCAGGTGGAGCAGCAGATACGTTTTTACAGTGGTTTATAGATGTAACAGAGAGTTGGGAAAAAACAACTAAAGCATTAAATGAAGAAGGAAAACTTGCGCCATTCCTTACAAACTTAACCATAGGGGCTCAAGGAGTGTTAGAAGTTATTGGATTAATAGCTTTAGGGTTTTTACAAATAGCCGCTTCTCCAGGATATTTATCTTTTATTGAATCTTTAAAAAATGTAACTAGAACTTTTAATGAAGTAGGTCTTGAAATATCTAAGCCAGGTGGGGCACTTGAATCTTTTGGCAAGTTTTTAGAAGAAATTGCAAAATTTGTTTTAATAGTTACAGAATCAGAATCTATAAATATTTTCTTTAAAACTTTAACTGGCATTTTAAAAGTTTTAAATACAGTTCTTGGGTCAGAGCTTGGACAAGCTTTCTTGTTGGTTAGTGGTAGTTTGCTTGCATTTACTGCTGCAATAAATATATCTAAAATAGCTTTTACTTTTTATGCAAACTCACTTAAAGGTGCCATGATAGGAATTATGAACGGTATTATGGCTTTACCTAGTGCAATTCCTGGAGTTAAAAGATTAAAGCAAGAAGTTGCTTTTCTAACTTATGGTGTTGGTTTTCTTAGTGCAAAATTTGTACTTATAGGAATTGCAATTGCAGCAGTTGTAGGAGTATTTATCTTAGCATATAAGAATAGTGAAAAACTAAGAGAAGCTCTTAAAGATATGTTTGAAAATGTTCTAAAGGCTTTAAAAGAAGCTTGGGACGAAATAAGTGAAGCTTTGAATGAACTTCTAGAGCCACTTGGTGGAGTTTCTGGTGTCTTTGAAAAAATAGGAGACTTTTTATCTGTAACTTTGGTTCCTCTTCTTGAGTTTATTCTTGTTGGTGCAATTAACATAGTTAAAGACGTTATTTTAGGGATTATAGGAACTATTCAAAGATGGGTAGATAGATTAATTGGATTTAAAAACGAAGTAGTAGGGTTTTACGATAAAGTTAAAGAAATATTCGGTAAAATAGGTGAGTTAAAAATTGGTGATATTTGGGCAGGAATAAAAACTAGTTTTAAATCTGCTCTTAATTGGGTAATTGAAAGATGGAATAATTTATCATTTAAACTGCCAAGTTTTGAAGGACTTAAAATTGCTGGTAAAACTGTTATTCCTGCTTTTGAAGGTCCAACTCTTAGACTTCCATATGTAACTCCACTGGCAGAAGGTGGAATAGTTCCAGCTACACCTGGAGGAATGCTTGCTCGTATTGGAGAGGCTGGCCGTCCAGAGCGTGTAGAGCCTCTTGACCCAGATGGTTTATCAAAACGTGATAAGGCAATGATTGAAATGATTGCTGGAGAGTCACGAGGAATTCAAATAACAGTTAATCCATCTCCAGGAATGGATGAACGTGAACTTGCTTCTCTTGTCTCCCGTCAACTTGCTTTCCAACTTCGTAAAGGTGCTGCATAATGGCTGAAGTATTTAATCAAAGAGAAGAAAACAGCATTGTAGATCGTTCTTTAACGCCTCTTCCACAGCCGCATTTAACTGGAATGAAGCTACAAGGCGATATTGCCTTGGGAGAATTTCTTTTTAACACTATTGATGAGTATGGTGTTGTTTGGGTAATTACAGAAATTGATGGATGGTGGCAACATCCAGAGCCAGATATGCCAGATATTCCTCGTGGTTTTGGTGACGGTTCCTACGACATTAAAGGTCGCTACCAAGCAAGAATTTTGACTCTTAGTGGAAGCTTTTTAACTCCTGACCCATCTTTAGTAGAAGCAGCTCGTGACCGTCTCATTGACGCAACAAACCTTGTATATCGTGGTGCTTGGCTTAAAACAGGTATTGAATCTGACAACAAACGTTCTTCATTTGTACGTCTAAGTGGTGGTCCAAGCATTCAAACAACTACTGCACGAGGCAGAACAGATTTTTCAATTGGTCTAAAAGCAGCTGACCCAATTAAGTATGCGTGGAATGACTCGGATCCAGACGGCTATGAAAGAATTGAAATACCAGCGGTCAATAGAACTACTGGTGCTACAGGAATTGAAACTATTACTAATATTGGAAATGTAGAAGTTCCAGTTAATTTTGAAATTTCTGGTCCTATTATTGGACCTGCTCGAATATACAACAGAACTACAGACAAGCTGCTTTATATTGTTTCAGGACTTAGAGGACGTTTAACTTCTTCAATTGTTAATAAACAGTTAGATTTTAATGAAGATACCTTGGAAGATATTGTTACTTTAACTACTACAACAGCTCACGGTCTTTTACAAGGAGATACAGTAGAAATTAGCGGTCTTGCAGAATCTGACCTTAATGGCGAATTTTTTATTACAGAAGTTCCTACATCTACAACATTTAAATACAGTCTTTTTCCTTTAAACAGAGCTATCACAAAAACTGTTGTAGCAAAAAAGTTAGTAAATAATGTTGCTACAGTGTTTACAAAAGAAGCTCACGGGTTTGTTGGCGGTAACACTGTTTTCTTAAAAGACATAGATTCTGTTTTTAGTGGTAGCTACACAATTACTAGTGCAACAGCCACAACTTTTACATTTGCAAAAGATAGAAGCACATCTAGAACTGTAACTGGAGCTGTTTTAATTTCTAACATTGCAACTCTTACCACTAGCGAAGCACATGGATTTGTTGAAGGTGAAGAGGTAACTATTGCTGGACTAGATCAAAACTACAACGGAGCTTTTAGAATTATATCTATCCCATCAACCACGACTTTTAGTTACTCTAAAACAAGAACAGATGCTAGAGCTATTTCTTCACGTTCAATGGCTAATGATGTTGCCACTATTACAATGAGTTCTACACACGGATTTTCTGTTAACGAAGTTGTTGCTGTATCTGGCATGGAAAGAACTGCTAATCAAGTTGCCCTTGACTTTGAAAATCCATTTAATGGAACTTTTATAATTAAATCTCTTCCAACTACTTCATCTTTTACTTATGATGTACCTAGACTTTACTCTTCTTCTATAACAACAACTTCTAGATCTTCAAATCAAGCTTCTATTACAGTAGCTGAAAGCATTCAAGCTAGCGTTGGAGATACTATAGTTATTGAAGATGTAGCTAACACTTCATACAATGGGACATTTACTGTTACTGCGGTTTTAAGCAGCACAACGTATGCTTTTGCTTCTGTTGGGGCTAATGAAGCTCCTATTGGGGTTACAACTGGAAAAGTTACTTTGCTTTCTATTAGACCTTTTTCTGCTGTAGTAGCTGCTGGTGTTTTTGATATTATTTTTGGTGGAACTCATAGCTTTATTGTTGGAGAAAGCGTTACAATTTCTGGTTTGGGAGCTGCATATAATGGAACTTATACTGTTTTAGATACTCCACAATTTAACGTAATCCGTCTTGATGGCACAGGAAAACCTGCAATTGATGCGAGCATAGTTACACCTCCTATTTCAATTAGGGCTAGGACTGGAAACACTGTAACAATTACTACATCTGTTTCTCATAATTTAGTTAATGGTCAGTATGTAAGAGTAAATGGTCTTGATGCTGTTTTAAATGGAATTTGGATTGCAACAGTTACAGGGGCAAACACATTTACCTATACAACTCCCAGCTCTGGAACTATTGACCCTGCAGCACCTAGTGGCACTGCATCTATTTCAGGAGCTTTAGTAAGACGTTCTAGATCTGTTCCAAACACTAATGATGTTGGCGAAGCTAGAGTAAGTGGGGGACTTCCGTTTGCTGCATATGCTAGTGGAACTGCAAATATTAATGGAAATATTGTTAATGGAGATGGAAGTGAAGTAGAGGCTTCTGGCATTGCAGTTAAAAAAGCTAATATACCTTTTACTCCAGGTTTAAGTGGTGCACTAGTAGACTTTGGCCCAGACATTTTAGAGGTAGACACTCTTACAAGAGATGTTGCTTTAAATGGCAACTATGAAGGTGCTAGAGCAAAGCTCGATGTACTTACTGATTTTTTCTTTCTACAACCTGGAGATAATGAGATAGAGTTTGCCGATGATAAAAACTCTGTAAGTACTGGACTGCTTAAGGTATTTTATAGGTCTGGTTGGCTAGGTTAAAAAAGGATAAAAATGACATCAATCGACACGACACTGACAGATGTAAATTATAGGTATTTCTTAACTGACCTCGTTTCTAATGAGGTTTTAGCAGAAGTTCCTTTTTCTGGTGTTAGCTACGAAAGACAGCTTCGTAAAGCTGGATCTTTTTCTGGAACTATTCCTGTAATTGCTTCTACTAGTAAATTAAACCTTTACGAGTCAACTATGCCTGGTCGTACAGGCTTATATGTTATGCGTAATGATGTTTGCGTATGGGGTGGAATAGTTTGGGCAAGAAGTTATAATGAAAGTAGCAAAACTCTTTCTGTTGATGCTTCTGAATTTATTAGCTACTTTTATCATAGACACATCTGGCAAACTCTTGTTTATGGGTCAGAGTTTATTGGAGTTTCTTCTTTTTCTGTGACAGATGGAACAGCCACAATCGTTACAGAAGAAGCTCACGGATTTAAGCAAAACAACTTTGTAAAAGTAACTTTTACAAACCCTTCCGTAGACGGAACGCATAAAATTGTATCTGTACCATCTCCTACAAGCTTTACCTATGTTGTAGCAGCACCTAACGTTGGGTCTACTTTAATTACTAGCGGTGCTGTAAGAAAACTTATAGACACCTACGATTTTGTTAGAGACCTTCTTTTTCAAGTTGCTACAGACATTTCAGTTACTACCGATGCACGTCCAGGTTTTTTTGCTAATGATGTAATAGAGCCTGGTAATACTATAGAAGTCTCTGTCGTCTCTAAGAAAAGAGATGAGGGAAGAGTAATTTTAAAAACTTTAGAAGATCACGAATTAGTTCCTGGACAAGAGTTTGAGCTTGTTGAAGTAGATACCAGCTTTAATGGGTATCACACGGTGGTAGAGGTTCCAGACACTAAAACGGTTGTATTTGAGGACAGAGGCGCAAATATAGCTTTAACTACCTTGCCGGGTGTAAGAAGTTTTTACATAACAAATAAAGCTCTTACTAACAACGTAGCAACAGTTACTACTCACATCCCTCACGGTGTTGGCATTGGTCAAAGAATAACTTTGTCTGGAGTAGATTCTTTTTTTAGTGAAAGATTAGATGAAAATTTTGATGGAAACTTTACTATTACAGCTACTACTTCTAACACTATTAGTTACGATCTACCTAACGTTAGAAATATACCCTCTACTACAGTATCTGGAGGGTTGCTGACCACAGGAAGTAAATTAGTCTATGGGACTTATGGACCGTATTCTTCTAACTCTGATATAGGAATAGTTGTAGGAACAAACGAAACTAGCAATCTTTATCAAGATACTCAATATCTACGAGGCTACGAACTTAAGAGCGTTGGAGAGATTTTAGAGGACTACTCAAATGATATTAACGGCTTCGAGTACCGAATTGATTGCGACTATGATTTTACTACAGCATCATTTACAAGAACTTTTGTTCTCCTTAATATTGAAAACCCTAACCCTTTAGAAGATACCTCTAGAGATTTAACAGATGCAGAACGTCTTGGGTTTAATCAAGTTGTATTTGAATATCCAGGTAGCATTTCTACTTTTACAGTAGAAGAGAGTGCAGAAGATTCTGCAACTCGTTTCTTTGTAGAAGGAAATATTTCTGACTTATCCGATGCAGCTAGTCAGCCATACGCTGCTGCTGCTGATATTTCATTACTTAATAATCCTTTTGGTAGAAGCTGGCCTCTACTAGATTTAGTTGAGGTAGTAAATAACACAGGGGATGAAGAAGTTTTATATGAATACGCTAAAGAGTATCTTTACGAGTCAAAGCCTCCTATTGGAGAGTTTAAATTAACTGTGAATGGATCTTTAACTCCTGTAATTGGAAGCTACGCTCCAGGAGATTGGTGCTCATTAATCATTGACGACCCATTTGTTTTAGCTCGTCTTGCAGATGATCAAGAACCAAGAGATGACATTATTGTTAGAAAGATTGCAGCATATAAAGTTTCAGTTCCAGACAATCCTGCTTTTCCAGAGACTGTAGATCTAGAACTTATTACAGATTGGAAAGTAGATAGAGCTGGAGAAGAAGCTGGTCTTACTAGAAATATAGAAGGAGACTAACTGTGGCAACCCGTCGTAGATCCCGCAGAAAGACTATTTCTGGAAATCTTACAGATATTCAAAAAAGAGTTAGATATCTAGAAACACGACCATCTGCTACTCGCCTTGCTTCTAAAGCTGTATCGACTCGAAACTTAGCTCTTCGTGCTGTAGAAGAAAATATCGTTGCCGACAATGCCATTGTAAGACGATCTATTGCAGCCTCAGCAGTTGGTACTGCACAAATAGAACAAGACTCCATCACAAATTCGCTTCTTGCTACTAACTCAGTAAATGCTGATTCAATTGCCTCTGGTGCTGTTGAAACGATAGCTCTTGCAGATAATGCTGTAATTAATTCAAAAATTGCTACAGATGCTGTAAATGCCGATTCTATAGCTGCAGGTGCCGTAGGTAATTCAGAGCTTGCTGGCGGTATAACAGATGACAAAATATCTGGAATGTCTTCTTCAAAATTAATTGGACAAGTACAAGATAGCCAAATTAGTTCTCTATCTGCATCTAAAGTTTCAGGAACTCTTTCTACCGCTAACATTCCAAATTTAGATACTTCCAAAATAACTTCTGGCGTCTTTGATGTCGCAAGAATTCCAGCAATTACAGCTGATAGAGTTCCAAGCTTAGATGCTTCTAAAATAACAACTGGTATATTTAGTCTTGCAAGAATTCCGAACTTAGATGCTTCTAAAGTTATAAGTGGTACCTTTGGTGCAGCTCGTATTCCAGGTTTAGATGCTTCTAAATTTATAAGTGGAATTGTAGACCTTGCAAGACTTCCACAGCTTCCAGAAAGTAAAATAGCACCAAATGCTATTTCTAATACTAAAATACAAGATGGATCTATAACTTCAGCAAAGATAGCTAGTTCAGCTTTTGCATCAATTGTTTCTAGTGGATTAGTAGTTAATACTCCTTTAAATAAAACAGGAGCCACTGTTTTTGTTAATACTGGACCTGGCGCAACTCAAGTTGCTATAGGTAACCATGTTCATGGTCAAGGCGGTTACTCTAATGCTAGTGCCACTGGAGTTGCTCAGCACACTCACCCTGTTTCTATTTCTTCTAGCGTAGGTGGTGGTGGCCACAGTGGCCACTCGGGAGGTAATACTGGAGCGCATTCACACACAGTTACAGTTTCAGGAACTACCCAATTCAATAGCTCCACATTAAAACTAAAAAAAGAAATTTCAAATTACGAAATTGAAGATGTAAAGAAAATACTAAATCTTAAACTTAAAAGATATAAATATAAAAATCAAGTAAGACATTTACAAGACAGCATTAATCGGGAATGGATGTATGGCTATATAGCTGAAGAGGTTCTTGAGACTGGCATTGAAGAAATTGTTGGATATGATGAAAATAAAGAGCCTAACAGTCTTAACTACGGACTTTTATCAACTCTTGTTTTAGAGTTAGTTAAAGAGCAGCAAAAAGAAATAGATTCTTTAAAAGAAGAGTTACGACAATTAGAAGAGCTTGAGCATGGCAACCCGTCGTAGATCCCGCAGAAAGACTATTTCTGGAAATCTTACAGATATTCAAAAAAGAGTTAGATATCTAGAAACACGACCATCTGCCTCGCGTCTTGCTTCAAAAGCTGTAGCAAGTAAAAATTTGTCTTTAAGATCTGTAGAAGAAGATATAGTTGCTGATAATGCAATTGTTAGAAGAACCATTGCAGCAAATGCAATAGGTACTACACAAATAGAGCAAGATTCAATAACAAATGCTCTTATTGCTAGTAATGCAGTTAATGCTGACTCATTTGCGCCTGGTTCGGTAGGTACCGCTGAGCTACGAGATGATTCAGTAACTAATGACAAAATTGCCACTAATGCAGTAGATTCTCGTACTATACTCGCAGGTGCTGTAGGTAATAGTGAACTTGAAGGAAATATTCAAGATTCTAAAATATCTGGAATGTCTTCTTCAAAATTAATTGGACAAGTACAAGATAGCCAAATTAGTTCTCTATCTGCATCTAAAGTAAGCGGAATCCTAAGTACAGATAATATACCTAACTTAAACACTTCCAAAATAACTTCTGGAGTTTTTAATCTTGCAAGAATTCCATCAATTACAGCTGATAAAATTCCAGATTTAGATGCTTCTAAAATAACCACTGGTATCTTTGATGTAGCTCGTATTCCAAGTTTAGATGCTTCTGCATTTACAACTGGTACCTTTGATGCAGCTCGTATTCCAAATCTTTCTACTCAAAAACTAACGACTGGAGTTTTAGCTGTTGCTAGAATGCCTGTATTTCCAGAAGCAGAGATATCTACTAATGCTGTATCTACAGAAAAATTTGCTACAGGAGCAGTTACTGACGCCAAAATAAGCTCATTGCGATCAGTTCGTGGTGGAATTGTTAATAGTGGATTATCTGTTGGCTTTCCTATGACTAAAACATTAGTTACTGGGGGTGGAGGAAGTGGTTTAGTTGCTTTAGGTTTATCAGTTAGTTCTGCAGGTTTTAATGCTGCAGCAGGTAATCACGTTCACGGCCAAGGCGGTTACTCAAATATAAGTACTACTGGAGTTGCTCAGCACACTCACCCTATGTCTTTTGGTAGTCCAGCTTTCCCTACTCAATTAAGCAATGGGCAGTTTGGTGATTCTTCTGCTCATACTGGGCATACTTCAGCTAATGGAAGTCACGTCCATTTTTATTCAGTTATATCAGGTAGTAGTGGACAAAACGCCTCCACACTAAAAGTTAAAAAAGACATATCTGACTATCAAGTTCCAGAAATAAAAAAACTTTTAAATTTACAATTAAAAAGATATAAATACAAAAACCAAGTTAGGTATTTGCAAGAAAGCCTTCATAGAGAATGGATGTACGGATACATTGCTGAAGAGGTAGAAGATCTTGGTTTCAAAGAATTAGTTGGATATAATGAAAAGGGAGAACCTGCTTCTTTAAATTATGGTCTTTTATCAACCTTAGTCCTTGAACTAGTCAAGGTACAACAAACTGAGATAAGCTTAATCAAAGAAAAGATTAAGAGACGGAGAGAAAAATATGATAAATTATCAAGCTAGCTATGAAGTAGGTTCACGACCTGCTATTAAAAAAATTTTTACTGCATCTTCTGGTGAAGAATTTAGTATGGGCATAAACTTTGAAAACACCGAAGATAAAGAAGCCGTTTCAGCAGAATTAATATATGCACATATGAACAATTGCATACAATATATTCAAGATAAATCTGAAACATTAAGACTTATTGCATTAGATGAACCTGTAGGTTCTGAAGCTTGGCCAGCTATCGGTTGGTTTGAACTTTTATGGGCAAACAATGAAATTAATCTTTGGTGGAACTATATTTATTTTAAAAATGAACAACCAAATGCAACTATGGAAATATCTGAAGGTCATTCCCATGGTGAAGATTCAGATCATACTCACGATCCTGAAACAGGGGAAGAAGTCCCTAATGCATGAGGTTAAAGATGGCTCAAGAACTCTTCAGTTTAACGGGCGTTTGCTAGGGGAGTCAACCTCGTGGCGCCGTGGCTCGACACGCTGGATCGAGTTCAAGCTTTACAAAACTGAAAATGGGTCCTATATTCTTTCTCGTATAGGTGTCTCTACAGTCTTTCATTCACCCACCTGTTCTTTAGTTAAGCGTTATGGTTTAAAGGAAGGAATTGTTGATGATCTAAGAGACGATGCTATTCCTTGTGAGGAGTGCAATCCTAGCTTTGATATGCCTATTATATTTCCAGAAACAGATAGAAATTGGGCCCAAGTAAGCGAAGACCCAGAACCAGTATTAGATGCACTTTACAAATACGACTCTGGTGGTGCAAGATACCTTACTAACGTTGCACAAAGGTTGCTTGAAAGAGCAGCCCTGAATGATGAAAAAATAGATTCTATCTATAGAATCGAGATGATCCCTTAAGAAGTTAGGAACAAATGAGCGACAACCAAGTGACGAACGGACTGGGAAACGTAAAACTGCACCTTGTAGATTCTGCAGAAAAAGCGCAGCAATTTATCTCATGGTTAAGTGAAAAAAGACCACACAACGCAATTGCAATTGACACTGAAACAGGTGAATTGCCTGGCGGTAAAAGAGAGCATGCATTGTCTCCTTGGCATGGAAAATTACGCCTTGTTCAAGTAGGAGACGGTATGACTGGCTGGTCTATTCCTTGGGATGAGTGGGGCGGTGTTTTCTATGAAGCAATGAGTAAATTTGATGGACCTGTTGTTTGTCACAACATTGCATTTGAAGCCCGTTGGTTTGATATTCAATCTCGATGGAAGATTCCATGGGAGCGTGCTCATGACACGATGATTATGGCTCACATTATTAATCCTTTAGGTTCTGGTGCGCTAAAGCCTCTCTCTGCTCTTTATGTAGATGGAAAGGCTGTTGCAATGCAAGAAAGTCTTGACCAAGGACTAATTGAGAATGGTTGGACTTGGGGAACTGTTCCAACTAACTACGAGCCTTACTGGGTCTACGGTGCTCTAGATACAGTTTTGACAATGCGTCTTTGGGAACAGTTCTACCAGAAGTGTGGTCCACAAGGACCATACAATCGTGCTTACGAGCTAGAGATGGCAACACGCAAAATTGTTACTCGTATGGAGCTAAATGGTGCTCGCATTGATTTAAATTACTCTAAAAAGAAATTTGATGAACTTATTCAATATTCAGATTCCGTAAAAAATTGGGCATCAAGTACATACAATGGAGTAAGCATTACAAGTAACATTCAACTAGTTCGTCTACTTGAAGGTCTTGGCGCAGATATTACAGAAACAACTCCATCTGGAGCTAAATCTGCTAGCAAAGACCAGCTTCAGCTTTTAATGATTAATGGCAACAGCGATGTTAAAAACCTTGCAGAAAATGTTCTTAAGCAACGCAAGGCTGACAAACTGGCTAACACCTACTTTTCTAACTTTATGGAAAAGTCTATTGATGGCATAGTTCATCCTTCTGTAAAAACATTAGGCGCTCGCACATCTCGTATGTCTATTACAGATCCAGCCTTACAGACTCTTCCTAAAGGAGATGACACTGTTCGCACAGCTTTTATTCCTAGAGAAGAAGGCAATGTAATTATTACCTCTGACTTAGATCAAGTTGAGTTTCGTATGTTTGCATCTTTATCTGAAGATGAAAATCTTATTTCGCTATTTCACAAAGCAGATGCAACTGGTTCTGATCCGTTTACTGAAATTGGTCGTCAGGTTTATCAAGAACCAGATATGCAAAAGTCAGATAAGCGTCGTAACCTAATCAAGGGTGTTGTTTATGGACGACTCTATGGAGCAGGTGTTGCTAAGCAAGCTCTTACTGCTGGAGTTCCAGAGGCGCAAATGCGTTCTGTCTCTGATTCATTTGATGCTAATTATCCAGGTATGGCAGTTTTTCAAAGACAAATTGATAACATAGGACAAACTAGACTTCGCAATGAGGGTCAAGGATATGTCCATACTTGGACTGGTCGTCGCATTCCTTGCGATGAAGACCGCACTTACACTCTTGTTAACTATTTAATCCAAGGTGGAGCAGCAGAAGTTTTTAAATCTAATCTTGTAAAACTTGATCAAGCAGATTTAACAGATCATCTAATTGTTCCAGTACACGATGAAATTGTTCTTGAAGCTCCACGCAAGGATGCTGAAGAGATTAAGCATTTAGTTCGTCAATGTATGACTACAACTGAAGGATGGGCAGTTCCATTAACAGCAGATGTTGACGGTCCACTAGAAAACTGGGGGCAAAAGTACCGATGAAACATGTATTAGCAGTAGATCCAGGCAAAGCAAGCGGAATTATTTTTATGTCTTTAGCTGGACCTGAAGAAACTCCAACAATTATTTATTCTAGTGAATCTCAGCCTGAAGAGTATGGACTGGCATTAAATACATTTATGAATGGTTGGAACCTTTTTGACGACTTTACTGTTGTCTGTGAAAGATTTACCATCAATGCTCAAACTGTTCGTAATTCTCAAGCGCCCTACAGCCTTGAACAAATAGGGGTTTTAAAACATATTTGTAGAGAACACGGATATAACCCAGAAAAGATTGCTATGCAGTCCCCAGCAGATGCCAAAGCAATGTTTCCTAACGAAGCCCTCAAAAAAGTAGGGACTTGGTACGTTGGGGGAGAAGGGCATGCAAATGATGCAATACGACACGCTTTACTTAGGCTGGTTAAAACTGGCTGGAAACCAAGAGTTCTGCTAGACTAATATGCGGTAAGATAAACATCTTCAAAAAAGTTTTAGAACCGCATGTGACATAATGACAGGGAAAAGAGGGTAAGTTGTCTGTAATAGCCGAAGTGGATGCCGATAAAAAGCACATCCTTCTAACTACCGACTGGCGCTATAAAGAGCTCTGTAAGAGCCTTCCAGGGGCTTCCTGGAGCCCTAAGGACCAAGTCTGGAGAGCTCCACTTAGTTGGACTACTTGTCTTGCTTTACGCTCTACATTTAGAGATGGATTGACTATTGGTCCTAACCTTACTGAGTGGGCTACTAATGAGTTAAACACCCGTATTACCCCCTCAAACGCCCTCAGAGAGCTTGAAAGCGCCGACGGGGACGAAGATCTATTTCCTCATCAAAGAGCAGGGGTTCAGTTCCTTAAAACGGCTCGTAGGGCTCTATTGGCAGATGAGCCGGGCTTAGGAAAAACCGCTCAAGCCATTCGTGCTCTTAAGGCTTTACAAGAGTCTGGAGAAGACGTATTTCCAGCCCTAATTGTTTGCCCTAACACTCTTAAAAAGAACTGGGCTAGAGAGTTTGCTAGATGGTGGCCCGGAGGAGTTAAGACTCAAGTAATTAAGGGAAGCTCGGCTCAACGTAAAAAACAATTTGATTCAGATGCAGATGTTTATATTATTAATTGGGAATCTTTACGCTCTCACTCAAGGCTTTCTGGATACGGCTCTATTGCTCTAGTTCACTGCAAAGCTTGTGGCGGTCTTAATGAGGCTGTCACCGAAACTCGTTGCGAAGTGCATCCAAGAGAGTTAAATGCAATTGATTTTAAGGCTGTAGTTGCCGATGAAATTCATAGATCTAAAGATCCTAAATCAAAACAAAGTCGTGCTTTGTGGTCCGCAACAGGTGATGCTGAAATTCGTTTTGCTTTAACTGGTACTCCAATTGCTAACAATGTTGTAGACCTTTGGTCTATTCTTCACTGGCTATCACCTAAAGATTGGCCATCTAAGACAAAATGGATTGATCGAATGATTGACATAATGCTCAATGCTTTTGGTGGAATGATGGTTATTGGCGTTAAACCAATGATGCAAGACGAATTTTATAAATCTGTAAACCCTGTTATGCGTCGTATGCTTAAAAAGGTTGTGCTTCCACATTTACCTCCAGTTATAAATGAACGCAGAGATGTAGAAATGTCTCCTAAGCAAAGAAAAGCTTATGAGCAGATGCGTGACACAATGATTGCTGAGCTTGAGTCTGGTGATGCGCTAACCGCTCCAAGTATTTTAACTCAAACAACTCGATTGCTACAGTTTGCCAGTTCTTACGCCGATATGGTTGTTGATGAATCAAGTGGTGAGTTGAAAACGGTTTTGACAGAACCTTCCTGTAAAGTCGATTCACTGATGGATGACATCAGCAATGGGGACTTTGGAGATGACTCAGTTGCAGTTTGCGCCGTATCTAGACAGCTTATTGAAATTTTAAGTGCTGCCATGACAAAGGCAAAAATCCCTCACGGACTTATTACTGGTGCTCAAAATGAAGATGAGCGTCAAAAGGCAGTAGATGATTTTCAAGAAGGTCGTATTAAGTGGATTCTGTTTACGGCACAGGCTGGTGGAGTAGGTATTACCTTGACTGCAGCCCGACGTTTAGTTATGCTTCAACGACCTTGGTCACTAGTTGACCATAAACAAGCACTAGATCGTGTGCATCGTATTGGAAGTGAAATTCACGACTCAATATTTATTATGGATTATGTAACAGAAGGAACAATTGAAGAAAGAGTTTTACAAGTACTAGAGACAAAATCAGATAACTTCGAACAAATCGTTCGAGACAAAGATCAACTAATGAAGTTGCTCAAGGATGATAAGGCAGGGGCGCTATGAGCGATGTAGTAAGACTTTCAAATTCTGAACTACAAACATTTAAAGATTGTCGCCGTAAATGGTGGCTTGCGTATTACCGCCGTTTGCAACCAAAGTACAGAGATATGACTGGCGCATTAGCTTTTGGTAGTCGTATCCACGCAGCACTCGATGCTCACTACGCTCAAGGTCTTCCACTTATTCAAGCACACGCAGACTTAGTTGAGACAGATCGTCAACTACTTCTTGTTGATTTTCAAGACACTTATCAATTAGAGCAAGAAGCAGAGATGGGTCGCATCATGCTTGAAGGCTATGAGCAGTGGGTTGAAGAAAATGGAATTGATGCAGAACTTGAAATGATTTCTACAGAAGAAACAATTATTGCTCCACTGTTTAATGGAGAAGTTGAGCTACAGGGAAAGCTTGATATGCGAGTTCGTCGCAAAGGCGATGGTGTTCGTATGTTTCGTGACTTTAAAACAGTAGGTGGCTCTCTTAGTGACTTTGCAAACTTAGCTCATATGAATGAGCAAGTAATGACATATATGCTTCTTGAATCAACTAAGGCTGATGAGGCAGAGCGTTCTGAAGGTGGCATTTTTACAATGCTAAAGAAAGTAAAGCGCACAGCAAATGCTCGTCCACCTTTCTACGATCAAGTAGAAATTCGCCATAACATTTTTACAATGCGTTCTTTTTGGAATCGAATCCACGGAACCATCGCTGATCTTATGAATGTTCGTAAAGCTCTTGATACAGGAGCAGAACATACATATGTTGCATATCCACGACCAACTCGTGATTGCAAATGGAAATGCCAATTCTTCGCTATTTGCCCAATGTTTGACGACGGAAGCGCCGCCGAACAAGCAATTAGCGATGCATATGAGGTCGCAGACCCATATGCTTATTACGATACAACTGACAAAAAAGGAAGCGAGTGACGATGAGCGAAATTCAACGCTCTCTTACTGTAATGGTGTATGGAGAGAGCAAGGTTGGTAAATCAAGTCTTGCTGTTACCGCACCTTACCCACGACTCATGCTTGACGTAGAAGGCGGTCACAGATTTTTGCCTATCGTCGTCAAGTATTGGGACCCACTGCGTGAGGAACCACCTCTAGCAGATGGAACATGGGACACTGTTGTAGTCACAGTTCGTGATTACGATACTGTTCTAAAAACATACCAATGGCTTCAACTTGGTAAGCATCATTTCAAGAGTCTTATTATTGACTCTGTATCTGAGCTTCAAGTGAAGTGCTTGGAAAACATTGCTGGTGTTAATCAAATGACACAGCAGCAATGGGGAGAGTTGCTTCGTCATATGGGCGGTCTTTTACGAGACCTCCGTGACTTAACAATGCATCCATCAAATCCGTTAGAAGCGGTTGTATTGACTGCAATGGCTCGTCTTGATAAAGATGGTCGTTATCGTCCATACCTACAAGGTCAGCTTGCAATTCAAGCTCCTTACTTCTACGACATTCTGGGAGCGATTACCGTTGAAGAACGTCATAACCCAGATCCAACTCAACTTCCATACAAAGTTCGTCGTATGTATGTTGAACGCACTAATCAATACGAAGCTGGCGAGCGTGTCCAAGGACGCCTTGGCAAAGTCGTAGAACAAGAAAACATGTCAATTGAAAAAATGCTAGACATTGTTTTTGGACCAAAACAAGCAGCGGCAGCTGAAACAACTACAAAGGAAGAAGGCACTCAGTGAGTTCACGCAATTGGGCAGACCTCATTAAAGACGCTGGTGATTCGGGTAATTACGAACCTCTACCAGACGGCGACTACGATCTCGTAGTCGTGGAAGCCACTGCGACAACATCGCAATCTGGCAAAACCATGTTCAAAGTAAAGGCGCAGGTTGAGGGCGGAGCCCATAACAAGCGTCTTGTATGGGACAACTTAGTTGTCTCACCAGATTCTCCAGCAGCGCTGGGAATCTTGTTTAAGAAGTTCCACGCCATGGGAATTGGTCGTGGCTACTTCGACAACAACCCAACAAATGCTCAAATCGAAGCTGCAATTCTAGGTCGACGATTCCGTGCACAGATTGGTAGTCGTCTTTATAACGGCGCTAAGAAGAACGAAATCAAGAACTATTATCCAAGTGCACAGACAGTTGCTGCAATGAATGGCGAGACAGCCGCTCCAGCACCTGTTGCATCTGCTCCAGCTCCTGCTCCAGCGCCAGCTCCTGCTGCCGCTCCAGCACCTGCTGCAGCTCCAGTCTCACCGTTCTAAGCTGGTTTTGCTAGGTTGCTACCCAACGGTTTTTGTTGGGTAGCAATTTAGTAATCCAAGATAAGGAAATTATGAAAATATTAGTAACTGGATGTACAGCATCTCAGTCATCTCTTAACGCCATAAGTCGTTATCCGACCTTTACTGGTCTTCTTCATAATGCTTTTATTGAATTAGGACATGAAGTTGTTCTTACAAAGCCACACTTTACATACACAAAAGAACATTTAAATCAATACGATGCTATTTTTGTAGGGCTAGCATCTCCATCAAACATATCAGCTCACTACGCACACGGAGCTTTTGCTTTGGCAAATAAGGCAAAGGAGATTGGGAAGCTTCGTTTAATTGTAGATATGCCAGAGCCACAAAAGATTAAAACAACTGTAAGAGATTTTTACACAGGGACAGATGATTTTTATAAAGATTTTTACTCAAAGAGACTTCAATACGACAATGCAGTAAAGCCAGAAAATAAAGAGCAAATTTCTTCTTTTATAGATTACTTACACAATAATAAGTGGGATCAAACATATGTGCCTAGTATGCCTTGGTTTTCTAAGAAAACAGTTGTTGATAGTATTCCTAATTTAGATGAAGAAAACATAGTATCTCTTTGCTTTGATAGAGTTCTAATAGATGCTTCTGAAGACAGAGTTAGCCCTGTACATAAAACTTATTGGTGCGCTGACAACCCTAAATCAGCGTGGACTAAAAAAGTATCTGCAAATTTAAATGTTCCTATTGAATCTATTAGATACAATAATTACACTAAAAAAGATGTAGTTCAAGAAAAAATGCAAAGATCTATCGGTACTTTAATAAGTACCTATCAAGGTGGAGATCCTTGGTGGTCTGTTGCAATCTCACAATCACTTGTAGCAGGTGTTCCTGTTGTTACTGAATGGCGTCATACCGCCGAGCTAGGAGCAGAATGGGCGTATTTACCTTCGACAGTAGAGGAAATGAGTCCAGAGGAAAGAATGCTAATGGCTCAAGCACAGAAAGATTTTTACAGAGAGGCAGTGCCTTCATACGCGGACTCTCTGGAAAAAACAGCGAGAGCTCTGGACAACCAGAGCCAGTTGTCGTTAGTCTAGGCAAAACTGTACGAAAGGACAGCGAGATGGCAAAAGTAAATATGCCGTGGGTCAAAGAACAATTGACCAACAACCGCACTAAAAGGGTTGTTGGCGATCATGTTATTGCCCTACTAGAAAAGTGGGAGGATCTAAAAAACACGGATCCAGACCCAGTTAAGAATGAAGCAAACCTAAGTCAGATTGTTGAACTGTTTGGCAAACTAGCTTTAGGGCATGCAATCATTGCAGAAAACAAAAATGAACGATGGGTGCCAGCGCAATCTGGTCAGATCGTTGTTGCTGATGAAGTCAGAGTCAAGTGGAATGCATTTGATGGCGACATGGGTAAACTACATAATGGACGTCGTGGCAAAGTAGTAAGTATTCGCTACGGAGACATTATTGTAAAAACAACTGATGGCAAAGAGCCTGTACTTGAGGGCTACCACTACACGCCTCAGCAGCTTGAGAAACGAGTTCCATAGTGAACTCAGCAGTTTTTAAGTTTAGAGTTGATGGTAGTGATTATCAAAACATACAAGAAAAAGCTAAAAAAGAACTATGTAATTTTATAGAAGTAGATCTTGAAGAGCTTAGCAAGTATGTTAGCTATGAATTAGAAATAGAACCAAACACAAAAACAACTAGTACCTACTCATATACCGCTTTAGTGACTGCGAGGTTGAAAAATGTCTGACAATATAAATAGCACAGTTCCCCCTGTTAATGAATATATGAAACAGACTTCTGATACCCCGCATCGAGTAGAGGCGCTTCGTGAAGCTGCTCGAATTACTACACAGGATAGAAACGCTAATTATGGCGGACCAGAGGAAAACTTTACAAGAACTGCAAAAATCTGGTCTGTAATTCTTGGACAAGAGATTACAAATGAGCAGGTTGCAATGATGATGGTTGGTTTAAAGATGGCACGCTTTGCTCATGGATCTGGCTTCCAACCAGACACTTGGATAGATATTGCTGGCTACGCAGGATGCGGATATGAAGTAGGAAAAATAGAGTCAGAAAAACTTAAATAGTTTCTTGGAGGGGAACATGTCAGAGCTTGTACCACCATGGATGTATAAACAACCTCTCTGCGCTGAAATAGGCGCAGAGCTGTTTTATATTGAAGATAAAGATGAAGAAGTTGTAGGACAAAGACTTAATGGATATATAGAAGCCAAGAAAATTTGTTCCAAATGTGTCCACATATCTGAGTGTGGCGAATGGGCTATAAAGAATGAAAAGCATGGTTTTTGGGGTGGATACTCTCCAGAAGAAAGAAAGCAAATGCGAGGTAAGCTAAATATAATACTTACAGAAGATATCTCCTTTGCTTCATAAGAGTAGAATATTGTCTTAACTTACTGAAAGTTGGATACATGGCTGCTGAACCAGTTATTAATCCTTTTCCTATTTGCGAAGCTTGCTGGATGGGTGAGCATGCAAAATGGGAGCCTGAGAGTATGGATAAGAGTGGACGCATATTAATGCGTCTAAAGGGCGTAGAGGTCCCTAACAAAGTCAACAATGGTGCGGTAGAGGTATGCGCTATGTGCGGCTCAATAACAATAGCTGGAATTTATGAATTAAAACTAACCAGTGAAGTGTATTTTTCAGAGCAGCGGGATCCTGATTTTGAAGTTAATATTAATCCTGATGAAGACTTTAATTAGGAGTAATAAGTGAAAGACTCTAGACCAGGCGACTTTCTTTGGGAAGAATGGGAAGGTTCTGGGTACGACGCTCAGGTAGATTGTTCAGTTATCTATTACACCTTTGATCATATAGATTTAGAAAATGATTTAGTAAGAAGAGCTTTAGCCTCAGCGTTACAAAGAGATGGGGTAGCTATTTCTTTAGGAGACGGATATAACTTAATAGATAAATGCTTTCCTAATTATGGCTGGACTGGAATAATAGAAGATGAAGAAGATTATGTAGTTTGTGATGAATTAGGTGAAACAGAGTATGGAGAGTTTGTAGATTCCGTCCTTCCTGCAACTTGGATAGAAATATAATTTTTAATAAATATAGTGTTATAGACGATATTTTTATAGTTTATAGTCTAATATAGTAGTATGTGGAAACCAGCAGAAAATCTTAATTGGCAGTCAGAAGCCACCTGTGCAAAGCCTTCTAATAGGTACGCCTTAGATTGGTTCTTTTCTAAAGACTTTAAAGAAAAATATGCAGCTAAAAACATGTGCTTTACATGTCCAGTTAGATCAGAGTGCTTGCAATGGGCGCTAGAGCATCGGCAAATTTGGGGAATTTGGGGTGGAAAAGATGAAGTTGATATTCGCAGAACACTATCTGTTTCTTATAACGGAGAAGAGACAAGACGCCGTAGATTCCCAAACTGCCCTTATTGCACAGCTAGGCCATCTAAGCTTGAAACATCTATAGAAGAACTACCTAATGGTGGTCGTTGGACAACAGCAAAGGTTGTTACTTGCACAGAATGTGGTTTTGCTTGGAGAAGCCGTACTAGCGCAAATGCTGTAGAAGCTTACAAACAAGAAAAGTCAGAAATAAAAAAGACTAAAAAGAAGAAAAAACCTTCTAACTAGTTTTTTCGTCTACAACAGCTTTGGCACACCAATTGTAGTTTTCTTTTAATCTTTCATTGCTTGGGTCTTTAGCAAAAGCTTCTTCAGCGTGTTCTAAAGCTTCACTAAATTTACCTAATCTATAGCAAGCTATAGAAGCATAATCATGTGGAGCTGCTCCCCAAGCCTCTGCTTCACAAAGATACTCTAGAGGTTTTTCTTTTATTTCTATAGCTTCTTTAGCATAATATAAAGAATTTTCCCACTCTTGCCTTGTGTAGTAATACTTAGCAAGATCGACTAAAGCTTCTCTTCTTCCAGGCGCTTGCTCTACAGCTTTTTTAAACCAAATATCTGATTCACTTGGAAGAGATTTTCCAATAAATCTCATGGCTGCCGCTCTTTCTGGTGCCCAAGTTGCAGTAGGAAGGTCTAAATATCTTTTTAATTCTTTTGCTGCTTCTTCATTTTTTCCATAAAAATGTAGCTCTCTTCCATAGTAAAAAGCATTTCTATCGTTATATGGATCTTCTTTAACAGACATAGCTAACAAAGGCAGATATTGAGACCTACTTTTTGTTGGATCTGGATGATGATGAGTTTCAATTTCATCGATCCATCCTTCTATTTGATCTCTTCCATAAACATATAAACATTCATGTACTGGGTGCTTCCAACGATAGTTTTTGCGAGAGTGAATATGGTCGTAACTAAACTCTAATCCAGGACTTCCATCATCATTCCAAGACCAAACATGCTTGTATCTAGGACGAGTAATTCCTTGCTCCCATGCTTTTTGAAGAGGCTCTCTCCAGTTAGGAGTTATTACTTCATCCATATCAAGAGAAATACACATATCAATATCTAGTGGAAGTGCAGCTAAAGCAGCATTTCTTGCGTCGTCAAATCTCCAAGGAGATACTCTAATCTCTACAACATTAATACCGAGCTCTTTTGCTTTTTCTATTGTCCCATCAGTTGAACCAGTGTCTGCAATAAGTAAGTAGTCTGCATCTTTAGCAGAGTTGTACCATTTTTCTACAAACTGAAGTTCGTTTAAAGCTATAGTGTAGATAGCAACCTTCATTGTTTTCCCCTCTTTGTCGCTCATATCCTAGCGTACCTTTCTATACCAAGCTTGGTAATCTTTAAACATAATATCTATTCTATCTTGATACACATGAAAAAAACTATCTATCGCAGCTTTAGGTTCTTTTAAAGGCCCTAAATTAGCTGACCATCTGTAGTCATCAAAAGCCACAATGCCGTTTATAGACAGGCATTCGTAAGAATTTATTGCATCTTTTAAAACTCCGTAAGAAGTGTGGTCACCGTCTATATAGATAAAATCAAATACTTCCTCGTTAGTTTTAAAAAATTCGTCGCTAGTTCCTTTAAATTTTTTTATTTTACCTAATTCTTTATATTCTTTAGTTTTTTCATCATATATATTTTCTACAGATTTCCAATCCATACTTTTATGTAGTGGCTCATCTGATCCTTCCCATGTATCTACATCTACTAAAAAAGATTTTTCGTGGGTATTTGTTATATTTTTACTAATCCACTCTGAAGCATCTCCTGAATAAGCACCTATTTGAAGAATTTTTGTTTCTTTATTGATAAACCTTGGAAGATAAAAAGAAAAGTTTTTTATTGCATCATTTATAAACCAATTTGGTATTTCCGTCATTAGTCTCTCCTAATATAATAACTAGTAAGGTGTCGTACCGCTAATACTAGCGTTTATTTCTCCTCCCCAAAAGGCTCCTAGGGAGTTTCCATCAAAATAATCATTCAAAGTAGAAGATTTTTCAAACAATACATTGTCTATATATAAAATATCTCCTGCAGATGGTGCTGTAGTGGTTCTATCAATTGTCAGGGTTACGGCAGCAATGCCTGGATCTGTAAGTGTAGGGGCAAAAGATAGTCTAGTCCACTCTGAATCTGGCTGCACTTCTACAGCTGTCGATGCTGGGTTTGCAATAGTGCTGCCCCCACTTACTGCGGTAAAAGTTCTAGTTCTTAGTCTGTAACTAGCAACTGCGTTGTCTGGACCTGTTTTTATGTAAAGACTAAACCTATAAGACTGACTTGGTGTTATGGGGATTCTATTAGAACCTCCGTAAACAGCTCCAGTAAATGAAGCAGTGTCTAGGGTAACTTTTAAAGAGCTAGTTCCAGAAAAAAATTCTTCTGAAGTTTTTTCTATAGAAACCCCAGCTCCGTTTTGATTCCAGTACAAAGTTGATGTTTCAAAATTTGGATTAGCGCATAAATTTATACGATATCCAAGCTCGACAGCATTAGCTGGGTTTTTTAGCCCGCTAGCAGCGCTCATCATTCCAGCGGTAATAGGCATTAGCTAAGCGCCAAATCTCCAGCAAGAACCCACTCATTAGTAGCTATTTTTACAAGGACAGCAGTTGAGTATTGAGTTCTAAGTTTTGATGTAGGTGTTGATCTTACAGTAACTCCTGTATCACCAGTAACTGTTACTTGACCAGCTCCATACTGAATTATGTTTACTTGCTGACCTACACCAAAAGATTGTGCGGATTCGGTTGGTATAGTTAAAGTTAAACCAGTAGATTTTGTAAGTTTTATTAACTTACCTGCGTCGGAAACAATTACAGTGTAGCTATCTGTTTCTTCCTTAACAGTTTGAGAGCTTGACCAATCACCTTGTGGTCCAGTTGGGCCTGTAACAGTAGATGCAGCACCTGTTGGGCCAGCAGGACCTGTATCACCAGCAGGACCTGTAGGTCCACTAGCACCTGTTGGGCCAGCAGGACCTGTTGCACCAGTAGCACCTGTAGGTCCACTCGGTCCATTTATTGGACCTAAATTATCCCAGTTAGATCCATCCCAGAAATAAAGATCTCCAGTGTCCAATGATATGTAAGTGTCTTCTGTAGTAGCACCTGTTGGGAGTGCACCAGTATTGGCAACGCTTCCTAAAAGATTAACATTTGTTGTAGCTGGCCCCGTTGGGCCAGTTCCGCCAGTAGCTCCTGTGGCACCTGTTGCCCCTGCAGCACCAGTAGGTCCAGTTACAGTTGATGCAGGACCTGTTGGTCCAGTTTCTCCAGCATTTCCAGTTCTAGAAAACTCAAAATTATAATTACTAGATGCTAATGGAATAGATCCAGAAATTAAAGAAATAGGTATTTTGTAGTAGTTATCAGACAGAACAACATCTGAAGTAACAGAAAGAATAGTTCTTACAGCTCCAGCAGACGTAAAAAGAGTTATAACTCCACCGACAGGTGATGTTGAATCATCCCATGTTTCTATCCAACTAGAAAAATCAAATCCGTAAACAAAATCTAATTTATTTACATACAGCTGAGTAGCAGATCCGATAGTTCCACTATTAAGTCTAAATTGTCCATTTCCTGGATCTGAGTCAGTTGTTGTAGAGCTAAATCTCCATACAGGAGCTGATCTAGGACCAGTAGGGCCTGTTACACCTGTCGCACCTGTCGCACCTGTTGCACCAGCTGCTCCAGAGACACCAGTAGGGCCAGTAGGACCCCCCTCTGGGCCAGTAGGTCCTGTCGGTCCTGTATTTCCTGCAGACCCTGTTGCACCTGTTACACCAGCTACACCTGTAGCTCCTGTAGGGCCAACAAATGGACCAGCGTCGTACCACTCTTGGTTTAGATCAGACCAAATGTAAAGATCATTTTGAACAATATACGAATCTCCAATATTTCCTACAGGATTATCAGCTTCTAAAAGTTCTACAGTTGAGTATGTTCCTAAAACTTGAACTCCAGATCCTTGAGGACCAGTGGGGCCAACAATACCTTGAGGTCCTGTAGAACCTGTAGCACCTGTTGGTCCAAGACCTATATAAGCAAGTTGCTCCCAAGTAGATCCATCAAAAAAGTAAACTTCTCCATTACTTGGCTTTACCCACATGTAACCTACTTCAGGAAAGCTTGGTTGGCTTTCTTGATAAACTACATTTGTTTTTCCTTCAGTTTCATAAACTAAAGTCAAAGAAGAAGATACAGAAGATGTTGTACTTTGTACCCAACCTACATCTCCAACTGAAAGAGCAAATCTAAATGTTTCAAAAGATTGACCCACTCCAATTTCTAAATTTGAACAAAGAAATACTCTATCTGTTGACGATACCGTTCCAGACGGTTGTATATATATAGTAGTTAAAGCTGGTGTATTTCCTGTATTAGCTGCTATAATAGAAGCAACACCGCTTAGTGTTGAAGCAGGAAATGATCCAGCAACATTTGCTAATGGATTTACAATACCAACTCTTCTAACAGCCATTATTCGGTTACCGTCACTCTCTTCCAACCATTAGTAGTTCTAACCTCTAGGGTATCGTACTCTATATTAAAACGAACATAACCTACCTCAGCGGCAGGATTTCTTTGCCCGCTAGTACCTTTGTCTACATATAAAGTGTTACTTACCCCTCTTATAACTTTATTGGTAAATGTTTGAGGTAAATCTCCTTGACCTACAACATCATCTTGAAGAATACCAAATACGCTAAAAGCTAAAGTATCTGTAGAAGGTCTTACAGTTAGAACATCTCCCGCGTTTACAGCAAACCTAAATGTTTCAAATGAAGTACCAAAACCAACAATTAAATTGTTGCATATATAAGAATATGATGTTTCAGTTATAGCTCCAGCTGGTACAACGTATATAGCACATTTTGGTATAGGAGTGGAGGTAGCAGCAACATTAGCCACAATTACCGATATTAAATAACTTTCAGAAAAAGTATAAATACCAGTAGCTTGGTTAGCATTGGGCCTAGCTGTCCCCAACCGAGTGATAGCCATATTGACCCCTTATGCCTGAGCTTCAGCCCATGATAGTTTTGCAGATGCCAGGGTCTCGTTACCTGTTAAACGAGCTACCGCAACAGTAAGGATATCAGGTCCGTCTGGGAAGGCTGAGTTACCTCCAAGAATAGAATTTGAAAGCTCAAATAGCTCGCTTACGTCAACCAAGGTAGTTTGCTCGGCTCCAGCTGCACCGTTAGCTCTAAAAGCATATACCTGAACTCCACCAGAAATAGTGTCGTTAGATGTATGGGTAATAATTTGAACGAGTGATGGGTTGTCGATTGCTTGGAAGTTTAGGTTATTTAAACGACCATTTAAAAGAACCTTAACATCAATTAACTGGTTAGTTTGTATACCAATTTCATTTAAACGAAGCTGCATTCGGTTAATAACATCTCGATCACCAAGAGCACCAGTTAAACCTTCAGATACCGATGGGCTAAGACGTAAAGAGATTAGAGGTTGATAATTTGCTCCAGAAGTGTTGTTTAATGACCCGGCTGGGGTTAAGCTGTAGGTAGCTGTTGAATTTCCTGGACTTAAAAAGTTAACAGCGTTCTTTGTAGCTATTGAACCAGCGGGAGCAGATTGTGAACCTGTAGTAAAGATACCGCCTTGGAATCCATTAACGTAAGTAAATGTTGTTGCACCTGTTACTGTAATTGTGTGAACACCGTTGTAGCCAGCGGCTAGTGTATCTGAAGAAGGTAAGTTTATAAAAATAGAATCGTTGTTAGAAAAACCGTGAGAAGCAGATGTTGTTATAGTTACAGTGCCATTAGTTTTTTGACGAGTTGCAATAGTTAAAGGAGTTGCTTGAGCTGCTGCTTGAGTGTAAAACAAAATTATATTATTAGCATTAAACACTCTAATAAAGTAAATTGTTTCATTTCTTAAATTAGCATTAGTGTTTACACCAACAATAGTTTGAATTTGTGGGTTTTGATCGTTGGTTTGTGGACGGCCAGTAGATCCAGTTCCTAAGAAGCTAACTGCGTCTCCAGTAGCAAAACCATGGGAAGGAATAGTTATAATATCGTTTAATGAGTTTGGAGTTGAACCAAACGGAGTAATGTTAATCGCGGTAGAGCCAAACTGCTTTGCAGTTGTTCCACCAATATTTAGCGATGGACTTGACTTAGAGAACAAGTAAGCGCGATCATCATCAAACTTACCGTCCATCATAACCGAGGTGCCCCAGTGGAATAGTGATGGGATGTAAGTTGGACCAGCAAAAGTAGCTACTTCGTAACGAGCTGGCAAGTTACCAGAACGGAAGTATGACTCGTACTTTTGGTTATTATGTACATACTCGTGTACATAACGAACTTGACCATCTACAGTTTTGAATCCATAACGAATCTTACCTGCACCATACCAAGAGTAGTCCATGTAAATCATCTGAATTTTAGATAAATCTAGGTTATACCCAGTAACACCTTGACCGTCGCAAACATCGATAGACCATTCTTCTTGAGGAGTTCTAGTGTCTACGGTAAGAGTTGCAATAATACCAGTCTTGGCTGGAGTAAATGAATGCGGTGTTCCAGTTCCTGCGCTAGATATAGTTATGTTTTGAGTTGCAGTTGGTGAAGCTTTTAGTCTAAATGTGTTGTTGTCAACAACATTTACATAATATGTACGACCATTAATAAGACCACCTATTGGGCTTCCGTCAATAGCATTATATTGAAGTGGAAGATTTTGACTAAATCCGTGACTTAAAATTACGAATGAGTCGTTAGCTGTTCTAACAACTCCAGTACTTCCATCTCCTGGAACGAACTCTCTTTCGTTTCCAGAGTTACCTTTAAATTCTGGTTTAATAGTCAAACGAGTATCACTGTCAATTGAACCGACTTTATAGGTTTGACCTCTTAATACAATAGAATCACCAACAGTTAATTGCTTACTAAACGATGTATTTGTTCCGAACAAAAATTCTGATCCTTGTAGAGCAGCACATGTTCCAGCAATCTGTTGAGTAGAAGAACGACGAACAGCGTAAAGTTTTTGACCATCAAACTCAAAGAACATACCGTTTTGATCATCAAACATACCAGCTCGGAGAGCTCCATTAACCCATCCAGTCACATGTAGACGTGGGAATCCATATGCTGTATTTTCTACAATTGTAGCTGTAGCTATAAATGTAAAGTTAAAAGAATCAATTACTGTTACTTGGAATGTTCCGTTATAAACGGTGCTAAGAACTCCTTGTGATGTCTCAGCATCATCAATACGAGCTGATAATCCACTAATAAGACCATGAGGTCTGCGTGTTCTTACAGACACAACTTGTGATGAGCCAATTCTTGCCATGTTTTCGATATCAATCGAAGGCTTAAAGTTTATACCAGCAGATGTCTGGATACCCTTACCTGACTGATAACGGAAATACTTACGAGTCTGGCGAATAATCGAACCATACCAAGTACCAAAACCTGTTGACATCTCAACGCCGCCGTCAAACGGACGATGCAATGAGTATCCTTGTGGACGAACATAAACGAAAGTCGGATAAGAAAAGTTAACTCCAGCATAAGTAGTGTTGTATGGACGGTCTACTGTAATCTGAGTATCAGAACCAATAGCAGTAATTCTTCTAATAATAGGAGTAGATGGGACTGTTTTTGTTAGAACCATTGCAGAACCACTGCCTTGAGTGGTTAGATCTACTGCGTTACTGCCAGCTTCTGCTTCGCTCTTAAGAACGTGGAGTGTTAGTGAGTTACTTGTTGTAGGAGTTAATGTTCCACCTATTACAGGTGTTCCAAGAGCAATATCTCCAGCTACTGGAACATTTACAGTTACTACAGTAGCTGAAGTTACTTGATGAACTGTCCAAGCTCCATTAAATACTTCTGGATTAACTCCGCCAATTCCAGATACTGTGAATGTGTTACCAGCTCTTAAGTTGTGGTTTGCTGAAGTAGTAAACTCAAGATATGTAAAACCATTTAAAGTAAATCTTCTTCTGTTAGATACGGTTGCAGTTGTTGTAAATGGAATAGATCTTACGAAATAGTAGTAATTAGAGACTAGAGGGTTAGGTGCAACACCACCAGCTCCTGTTGTTTGTACAGTTCCAGAAGTTTGATACTCGTTTGTAATAGCGCTAGCAATAGATACTGGATGAGTATATGTGAATGTAAAAGTATCAGACACAGTTATTGTGTAAGTACCATTAAATTCTGATGCGGCGCTGGCATTACTTAAACCAGAAATAGTTGCAGTATTTGATGTTGAATATCCGTGAGGTTCACGAGTTACAATTGTCACTGTTTGACCAGACTTGCTGATACGGAAAATTTGACGAATAGGTCCGCCAGTTCCTGGATTAAATGAAACGGCATCTCCAGTAACAAAAGGATGGGCAGCAACAGTTATATTTTCAGTTGAAGTGTTTATATCTGTAGAAGCAAAATATGCTGGAGTTGTTGTATCTGTTGGGAATAGACGGAGTCTATCTCCCACCTTAAGAATCTTAGAAAATGAAGTTCCAGAACCGTTAACGAGTACTGAACCAGATGTAGTAGTTACAGTTCCAGTTCCAGTAATCTGTCCATTAATTTGAACGCTGGTAAGTGTGTGAGCAAGTCCAGCACCAAAACTTGATAAGGTTAAAACTACACCAGAACTAGCATCTTCTTCTGTTTCAGCTAAACGAATCCAGTCTTTATTAACAACAATTACATAATAGTGAGTGTCATCTACAAGACCTTGAATGTCTGTACCGCCACCATTTGAGTAAGTAACTTCTGTACCTGTATTAAAGCCATGAGAAACAACTTTTATAATGTTCTGTGTAATATCTAAAGATGTTCTTGGGTTGAATATTTTTACAATTTCTGGGACAGTTCCAGCTGCAGTAACTTCAAATGTATTAGCATCTACAATATCACTAATTACATAAGTTCCGTCTGGTGTTCTAATTAAAGACTTAAGTTTTTGTCTTCCAACTGGTGCAGGGGAATCTACAAGATCTATAGCAACATTGTTTTCAGCATTTGATGATGATGTTGCAAGTTTAAATGTGTTTCCGTTTACAGGAATAATATAGTATGGAGTACCGCTAGTTAATCCGCTAATAACAGTTTGACCTACGCTGTCATACTCGACAAGCTCGCCAAGGCTAAATCCGTTGTTAGGAATAGTTATAGTGTTGTCATTAAAATTAACTGAGAAGGTTACTAGAGCATGGGTACCAATACCTACGGAAGAAATATTTGTAGAGCTTAATAAAGTTATGTCATTAAATAATCTAACTGTATTTGCATCTACTCTTTGAATATAATAAATTCTTTGATTCTCTAAGCCACTAATCTTAGTGTCAGTTACAAGTTCTCCAACTAATGCAGAAGCAGGAACTTCTCTAAGCTTAAGATTTCCTGCTGTAGCGTTTACTCTAGGAATAGTGTTTAAAGTTACTGTTCCAGATACGTTTTCTGAAACTAGTTGCTCTATAAGCATGTTTCCAGTAACTGAAGCGGAAGTAATATTTGCAGAAGCTAAAGTAAAGAACTCAAATACTGTAGCACTTATTACAGTAGAAACTGTATGAGTTCCGTTAAATTGATCGGCATCTGCACCAGTAATGCTGTTGATGCTAATAATATCTCCAGCTTTTAAAGTGTGGCTAGCTGATGTAGTTATACGAGCAACATTTAAAGTTCTTTGACGAGTTGTAATGCTAAATGTTGTAACACCTGCTTGTTGAGGTCTAGTTACAGTAAATGTTCTAGCTGTTGGAGTTGATGCAATTACCCATGTTCCGTTGAACACTGACTGTTGATTTCCAGATATTGAAGAAATAGTTACAGTTGTGCCTGGAGATAGATAGTGATCAAAAGTTGTAGTAAAGCTAGCAACTGTATTAGAAATTAGCTGTCTTGCAGATAAAGTTCTTGTATATGTAGGACCTGTATAGCGAATCTGATTTACAGCAACAATAGTTCCAGATGCTACAGCAGCAGTTATTGTTCCAGTAGTAGCAGTTGTAAAAGTAAATCTGTTAGCAGCTGGAACTCCAGTAATAACAAAATCACCAATAAATTCTGGTTGAAGAACTCCTCCTACAGTAACGTTATCTAGTCTTACAGTTTCTCCAACAAGTAAATCGTGGTTTGCAGAAGTTGTTATATCTGCAACGGTTCCAACTCTACTTCTGTTAGAAACAGAGAAAGCTGGGACTGTAGCTATAGGAAATGCTTTTTCAGAAACTCCAGTTATAGTTAAAAGTGCAGTATTTAAAGCATTAACAGCAGTGTATGTGAATTGTGTAGTGGTTGGGATAGATGCAACGGTGTACTCTCCTATGAAATCGCTAGCATTGTCTCCTGTTACATTAGAAATCTTTATACGATCTCCAACTGAATAAAAGTGTGGATTGTCTGTGTTAATAGTTCTAGTTGTAGACGTACTTTCACGACTAATAATGTTTACTTTATTATTCCAGTAAGTTGCATTAAATCCATTTGAATCGCTATTGTTATTCTCTAGATACACAAAATTACCAGCAATAAAATCGTGCGGTGTAGTTAGATTAATAATATTATTTGTACTTCCTGTAAGTCTTCTATCTAAAATATTTACAGTTTTAATCTCTGGTGTATAAAGTAGTGTTGTTCCACTTGAACCAGTTAGAGCTCTGTAAGTTCCATGGAACACATCTTGGTTAGCGTTAGTTCCACCAACTAATGTCTGTACAGTAAATCTATCTCCTACAGCTAAATCATGATTAACATCTGTGGTAATTGATGCAATATTAGAAGTTTCTCCAAACCTGCTAACACCAAGATTTCTGTTATTTATTCTTACGCCAATCTTTGAAACACGGCCAATAGCTGTTTCTGGGCCAAAAGTTAAGCTTGATGACGGCATTGAGTATTGAAGCTGTGTAGAGCTTACTGAAGTAACAATTTGTTCTCTATAAACAGTTCCTGAAGCATTAACCCCAAGAGTTCCCACAGGAATAGTTGTAAAGGTAATGCTTGGCTGTAGATTTGAAGGAGTTCCTTCATGAGAAGCTACATATGAGAACTGGTTTGTTCCACTTGTAGCGCTAATAGCAAATACTCCATTAAAGTACTCACCAATGTCATCTTGAATGCCAGATACGTTTCCAGAAATTCCTTGAATCCAAACAAACTGACCTGTTGAGTAGTAGTGTGGTTCGTTTGTAATAATAGTTCTGGTTGTTCCAGAAGAAGCAATAGATCTAACATTAAGTATTCTTGTATGCTCAAGCATTTCTAGATCAGGACGACGAACAATAGTAAAGTTTCCAGTAACTGCTCCATCAGTGATAGATACGCTTTCTTCTGCAGTATAAGAAAGAGTGTTTCCGCTAGCTACAGTAAGAATATAAATTCCATTAAATCTAGTTGCATTAGTTCCAGTAAATCCTGAAATCTGAACATACATACCAGCTGAATAACTGTGATTACTTGCAAGAGTTAAAGATCTAGTTTGACCAGAGCTGGCAGTTCTTGTAATAGTAATAGGAGTAACTGCAGTTGCGTTAGGACGAGCAAAGCCGTCTAAAGTTACTCTTGATCCTACTTGAATTCCGTGCGGCTCGGATGTGTTTATAATTCTAGTAGTTGTAGAAGAAGAAATTGTTGTTATTACAAAATCTCTTGATTTTTGATATCTAACTGTTTGACCTGACACATATCCATGTGTAGGAATATATAAAGAGTCTTCAAGATCATTAACAACTGTAAGAATAAAGCTGTGGTTAGTTCCAGTTCCTACAGAAGTAAAATCTATTACAGGTCCTTGCAGAGATTGAGAAAGTGTAAATCTATTTGCATCTAATACTTCTTTAATATAGTAAGTAGAGTTGTTTTGTAGTGGAGTAATGGTGTTTCCAGAACCAGAAGAATATCTTACTGGCTGATCTACAAGAAAACCGTGGTTATTAATTGTAATAACATTTGTTGCAGTATTTACAATAACTCTACTTAAACCTTGATTTGTAGCATTAGCTTCAGTAGTTAAATTTATTTCAGTAAAATTAGGATCTGGAGTTAAACTTAGTTTGTAACTGTAGTCATCAATACGATCTACATAATAAACATCTGTATTATTTAAGCCGCCTAGCGCTGTTCCAGTAAAGAAGTATTGAACAGCTTCTCCTTCAAGAAGTCCATGAGGGGTTAGAGTGTTTACTTTATTAAGCTCGAAATCTACTCTTAAAGGTACTAATGCATGGTATTGAGAACCAGCTGGAGCGATTGCAATTGGATCTGTATCTGATTCTGCGTTTGAAGGTGTTGCATAGATTTTAAAACCGAATACTGAACGCTCTACTAAAGTTACAGAAACTGAACCTTCAACATCTCCAGTATTAAATTGAGCTAAGTTTGAAATACTTTGCCCGAGAATAGTTGCAGATCCGTTATATAAACCATTTGATGTACCAATATTTGTAGCAGTAGCAAATATAAATGAACCACCACCGCCACCTACAGTATTAGCAGTGTTAGTATTAGCAGCTCCGCCTGAATAACCTCCAGCACCGCCAGAAGAACCAGTAGAGTTATTACCTCCACCGCCGCCACCAAAACCACCATTACCAGAAGCAGTACTGTCTTGACTTCTAAGACCACCAGCTAGACCAGATGGGAAACCAATACCGCCGCCTCCTGCATGTGGTCCAGTTACTTGAGTACCGTTTCCACCATTTGATAAGAAACCTCCACCAGCACCACCAATTGCATTAGATGGGCCACCGTTACCGTTTGTTCCACCAAGCTGACCTGTGCTTGAGGTTCCACCATTTGAAGTAGTTACAGCATTTAGTCCTGATGTTGTGTTGCCAGATGAAGAACCTCCACCAGCTACAAATAAAGGAATGTTTCCACTTTTACGGACAACCCATGATGCACCAGAAGATCCTGGCCAAGTGTTTCCAGATGCAGGAAGCTCTCCTCTTTGTCCAACTACAATAGTAATTGTTTCGCCTTTAATTAAACGAACACGACCTCGAATAATTGAGCCACCGCCACCAAGAGCACGACCTTGGCGACCTGGAGCGCCTTTTACGTTAAACTCATAAACACCATCTTCTGGAACTATCCAATCTTGATAGCCTTGGAATGAACCCTGTGAAAGGTATGTGTTTCTCCAAGCAGCAGAGCTATAAGATGTTCTAAGCTGTTCTATAGTTGGACCAAATCGTCCAGTCACACCTGCAGAAGTAAAATCAAAAGTAGTAAATTCATAAAGTGCGCTGCCGCCAAGACCTGTCAACTGATTTTTTACATAATAAACTGATCCAGAAGTTAGACCTGTAATAGGTGTAGAGTCTGTTAAATACCTTACTGCTTGCTGATTGTCGTACTTAACAGAAGAAATATTAAATGAATTGTCAAAAACATTTGGATAGTTAAGAGTTACAGAACCGACAGTGTACTCTGTAAGATCTATATTTGATCCACCTTGAGTAGAAGCAAATCCAATTGTGTATGCGTCAGTGTTAGTATAATAAACAGTGTTTGTAGTTAAACCTGATATATCTGCAGATCCATCTCTATAGACCCAAGCGCTATCGTCTGTTATATTTGATGGAAAAGCTGTAATAGAGTCTCTTCTAGCAAAATAAATGTAATCTTCTTCAAGGTTTACATTTACCTTTTGAAGGGTATGGGTACCAGAGCCACCTACGGCGGTTATATTAATTGGCATCTAGTTTCTACTCCTTTTTAGTAATCTAATTTTACTATCTAACGAAAACCGCTAGACCAGTGAAAGTTCTATTGCTTGTACCGCCAGAAGTAGAGGTGTTGTTAAACACGCCATGACCTCTAAAAGTTAAGTTTCCGCTATATACAAATCCAATTCCTCCACCAAAAGCTGAGGTTGCAGTAGTATTGGTTCCACCAACACCTAGCATAGCCATTCCATAACCAGTTCTATTTTCTGAAGAAACGTTGCTGTAACCGCCAGTAACGTAAGTATTTAAAGTTCCTGCAGCATAAGTATTTGAATAATCTGTTACTACTTTAAATCCAAATCGAGGAGTTCCAGTAACTAAAGTTGCAGTATTAACTGAGGCAACTACTTGAAGTCTTCTATTCCATGCATACTCGGATGTAGCCACTGATGGGAATAACCATTGGTCACCTAATGTAGATAGATTTGTAGCTCCAGTGACTGTACGCATACTTGGAATAGTAGAGTTGTGGCGCCATCCAAGCCTGTTAGCTGTTGCATTTACAGATACAACCATAACATCATTAAATGGAAGTTTGTAGAATAATGGACTAAAAGAATCTATATCAGTAAAATTAGAGTTATTTACTAACGGGAACAAGGTAGTAAAATCTGTATCATTATTCCACGCCCAGCCGTTCCAGTGAGGGCCAAAAGTAAATCCAGCACCACTTTGAGGGGCTAAACCAGAAGTAATTGAGTTTGTTTGAAGTGTGGTTGTGGAAAGTTTCATAATTTGTGTCCATCCACCACTCTCCAAAGAGAAATTGCAGTATGTTAAATATGCTGTAGAAGTTCCAGCTGGCTTAATCCAGTAAGCACCGTCTGCGGCAGATGGATTTATAGTTTTAATTGCTTGTGCGCTTGCAGCAGCTCTAGCTTCTGTTGTTCCGTCAAGTAAGAAACCTCTTGTTCTACCTAAAGATATATGAGTAGAGTCATAAACTCTTTCTACAAAGAAATAATCATTTGTAGACCCGGTTCCAGTAACACCAAATTTTCCATCTACTGGATATTCATATCTAACCATATCGGCTTCTTCAAAATTGTGTCCTGGAATTGCAATAACATCTCTGTCTAAAGAAACGCTAATTGCTTGAAATGTTTGAGTTCCAGATCCTCCAGAAATTGCTGAAAGAACACCTCCGCCTGGAGAATCAGATATGTTAATAATATTAGTTTGAGCGTTTAAGGCAACTACCCAATAAGTTGTATTGTTAGTTAAACCAGATGCTGCTGAGCCAGTTGAAGTATATAAAACCATTTGACCAGCTGCCCAGTTTGTGTTCTGAGTCATCTGAATATTTCCTAAGCCAGAAATAAGTTGAACTGTAAAAGTTGATCCTGCAGAATTATCTCCGTCAAACTCAAATTCTGTACCTTTTATAAGATTTATACTTGTTTGATTTATAGTATCTAAGTTGTTACCAGCAAAATTTGCTACAAGATCAGCTAATTGAAAGGTTCCTGAAATATTAGAAGTAATAGGTATAAATGCACCATTAGGTGTGGCACTGACTTGAAAAGTAGAGCTTGATGTTCCTAGTTGAGTATCGCTTTTTAAAAAGACAATGCCTCTAGGGTTAGTTAAAAAATATCCGTCACCAGCGGTTACTGCATATGTTAAAGGCTGTCCTATTTTTCTACCATTAAAGTTTTCCGTAGTATGACTTACTGTAATTGTATTATTTACTGTATCCACACCGCTTACAGAACTAGCAACAGTTATAGGACTACTTGTATATGTGTTATTAAAATTTTGAACCACTCTTGAAGATGTATTAGATCCATCAAATGTACGAGCAGTAACGTTATTAGAAGCATCAAAAGATTTTGCTTCAGTATTCGTTGAATCAAATTCCTGTGTAATTGTAGAGTTAAGATTTAGAAAATAAAGAGGAGTATTGGGCCCAAAACCATGAGGACTATCTGTTTGGACAGTCAATGTTGATATAGCTTGATTATCTGTTTCTACACCACGAGCGTCAGATATTTTAATTTGAGAGCCTTGAAAAAATTCACCAGTAATAATTGCTGTATAAAGATCTTCAATGTTTTGAGTTTGAGGCTGAGTTTCTCTAGCTAAATATGTAAAAGCTCTAGTATTAGGAATTGAGTTGATGATATATGAACCATCGGCGGTAATAGCCTTTGAACCGCTAACATTTATAGGAGTTCCAACCGCAAGCCCGTGGTCCAAAGATGTTCTAACGGTAACCTCTCTAGAACCTGTAATAGTTGTCATAGAGGAAATATTTGGAATAGTGGTATCACCGCTCTTAGAAAAGAACGATGGGGTGTTATTAATAAGCTCTACTGTTTCCCACTTAGTAGGCTGTAGACCATACTCAAAGTCGGTATCAATGAGGTTTTCAGGCTCAGATACACGAAGTTTAGTTACTGGGTCAATAAACTCTTTTGGAAAATTAATTTCTCCGCCAGTTGAGCTACCTCCAGAGCTACCACCTAGAAAACCTGGCATTAGCGAGTACCTCTTTCAAAAACGTAGTGAGTCATAGTTTTTATAAAAACGCTTAGTAACTTTTCTAAATTATACACCAAGCCACCAAGATGTAGTTATTTTATATGAACCAGCTCCACCTGTAGGGCCAGTGACACCTTGAGATCCGCTAGAAGTTTCAACAAAAACACCTTCGAAAAAAACATAAGTTTTTGCAGTTTGAGTATCAAACCAAACATCTCCATTAACTGCTGTAAGTAAGCTTGGCTGTTGAGGGCTTGCTTGAAATTTACCTACAGGACCTGTTGGTCCAGTTGGGCCTGGAACTTCAGACTGTGCTCCTGTTGGTCCAGAAGCTCCTGTTTGACCGCGAGGGCCTGTAGGTCCTTGTGGACCCGGAACACTTGAATCTGCACCAGTAGGTCCTGTAGGGCCAGTATCACCTGGATCGCCTTGTATTCCTTGTGGTCCAGTAAGACCTATTACACCTTGTACACCTTGAGGTCCTGTTGGGCCAGCTACATCTGAAACTGGTCCAGTAGGGCCTTGAATACCTTGTGCACCTGTTGCACCTTGAGCTCCAGTTGCTCCAGTAGGGCCTTGAATACCTTGCGGTCCAGTAGGGCCAGTAGGTGTGACACGAAGAGCTTCCCAATAAACTCCAGTCCAGACCCAGGTTTGACCGTTAGCCGTATACTCTTCACCTACGACTGCTGGTGTGGGAAAATCAATTGCTGCCACTTAGGTCCGTCCTTTCTTTTCCTATTGTACTTCTATAATTATTAATCTAGTTGTGGTTCTACAGCTCCAGAGTTAAGCTTATTTACATAAGCTGAAGCCCAGTTTGTTGCTGACTCTAAAGATTCCCAAGGGCCACTTTCATCAATTACGTTGTCACTGTAAAAAATTTGAACTAAAGGTCCATTTTCAGCAATAATTGTATAAGAAAACATTATCTATCTCTCCTTTACGCCGAGTAACTAATTTTTCCAGATGCGCCTACAGCTAGGGCATTGTTATTGTCAATAAAGACACCATTAATAATAGAAGTTCCAAACTGGCTATTTCTTTGAATCCACGAAACTCCGTCAGATGAGGTAGCTACTTTACCACTAGCTCCACCAGCTATATATGTACCATCTGCAGAAACTGAAACAGCTCTAACTGTAGATGATCCAAAACTACTTGTGGGAAATGTTTGAGTCCATGTAATTCCATTACTAGACGTTGCAAACTTTCCAACTTCTCCACCAGCAAAAAAGAGTCCATTTTCAGAAGATGTTATAGCAAAAATACTGCTAGTTCCAAAGCTAGAAGTTCTTTGAGTCCATGTAGTTCCATTACTAGATGTTGCAAGTTTTCCATCATAACCTACCGCTGTAATTAAGCTATTTGATGCGGCAAGTCCATTTATAAAACTTGTCCCAAAAGAGGAAGCCCTTAAAATCCAATTAATACCATCTACAGATGTAGCTAACTTTCCAGATCCTCCTGCAGCTACCCATAAAGATGCACTAGGAGAATATGTAATTGCAAGAATAGGTGTTGCTCCAAAACCAGAAGATCTTTGTGTCCAATTTACTCCATCTGGAGAAGTTGCTAATTTTCCAGAGCTTCCACCAATTATATATTGATTGTTCCCATAAGCAATAGCGTATATACTGCTTTCATTAAAATTAGTTTCTCTTTGAGTCCAATTTTGGGTGTCTAAAGATGTAGCAAGTTTTCCAGAGTTTCCAGCAGCTAAATATAAATTTTCTGAAGCTGTGTAATGAATTGCATTTATGTTAGTTAAACCAAAAGAAGTTAACTCTACTTGCTGCCACCCTGCTGGAGTAAAAGGGAAAAAGAGAGTAGCACTAATTGAATGAAGGGAAATAAGCACATTACACCGTTAAATTTCCAGTTAAAAGCCATTGATTAGTTCCTAGCTTAATTAGTGATGCAGGTGCATATCTAGCTTTAGTTGTAAATCTAGATCCTTCACTTACAATAGAAACTCCTGCTGCTGGAACTATATTAACTTGACCTACTCCTAGCTGTACAACAACTATTTGAGTACCAGTTTCAAAAGTATATCCACCACTTCCATCCAAAGGCACCGTTAAAGTCATTAAACTAGAACTATTCATTCTTACTAAAGTAGCTCTATCTGAAGAACCTAAAGTGGTAGAAGCTAGATATTGAGTACCAGTTAAGTTAAAAAATGCTGGACCTGTAGGGCCAGTGTCTCCAGTTGAACCAGTAGGACCTTGTAAACCTTGAGGACCCTGAGGACCTGGGACAGATGAATCAGCTCCAGTTGGACCTGCAGGACCGACAATAGAGTTACCTTGTGGCCCAGTATCGCCTCTCGGACCTTGAGGGCCAACAATCTGTCCTACACTTGTCCAAGATGATCCTCCCCACACATAAAGATCGCCATCAGAATCAACAATACGAGCATCATTAACTAAGTTTCCAGCTGTAGGTAGTAGTCCTACAGTTGCAGATGATCCTCTAAATGTTATTGAAGTACCTTGAGGACCTGTATCTCCTCTTTGACCTTTTTCACCTGCAAGAGAGAAACGCCATGTGTTATATGTTCCACTACCATTTACAAGATCAATATTTACAGTTACATCATTTCCTGTAATAGTAATAATTACACCTTCAAGAAAAATTGTTGGAGCTGTAGAGTTAAATATGCGAACTCTGTTTCCAACAATGTATGCATTTACAGCGTTAACTGTGAAAAGAATATTTCCAGTACTCATCAAACGAGAAGTTGATGAAGTTGTGTTTGTGTAATTAGCTCCAGTTGGACCTATAGGTCCAGTAATTCCTTGAGGACCTTGAGGACCTTGAGGACCTGCAACAGTTGAAGCGGGACCTGTAACACCTTGAATACCTTGAGGACCTGTGGGCCCCTGCGGACCAGGAACGGTAGATGCAGCACCTTGTTGACCTGTAGGTCCAGTAGCACCACGAAGACCTACATCTCCTTGTGGACCAGTAATTCCTTGTGCACCAGTAGCACCTGTTGGACCTGTTGGACCACCTGCTGGTCCTTGTGAACCAGTTGCGCCAGTTGGACCTGTAATAGCTGGGCCAGTAGCACCAGTAGAGCCTGGTGCACCAGTAGGACCAACGAAACCTCTAGGACCTGTTGGTCCTGTAGGACCAGAAGAACCTTGTAAACCTATAGGACCTGTATCTCCAACCGCACCTTGAGATCCAGTCGGTCCTACTGGACCTACAGGACCTGTGGGTCCTCTATCCCCAGTATCACCTTTAAAACCTCTTACACCAGTTGGTCCTTGCGCTCCAGTAGCTCCCGTTGCACCAGTAACTGAAGCCCCAGTTGGGCCAGTATTGCCTTGAGGACCAGTTGCTCCTGTTGGTCCTGTATTTCCTGTAGGACCTAAAACTGTAGAGGCTTCTCCTTGTGCACCAGTTGGTCCCGTTGGTCCAGCTGGTCCTATATTTGAAGATGCCGACTCAACCCAATAATCATCGTAATAAACAAAAATTTGACCAGTTTCTGAATTAAACCAAGAATCTCCTAGATCTGGTGAAGCTGGTGGAGTTGCAGCTACAGTTGAAAAAATACCTTGTGCACCAGTTGGACCTGTTACGTTACTTGCTGCACCAGTAGCGCCCGTGGCACCTGTAGGACCTATAACTGGTGAAATTACTAAATTCCAAGAAGTACCAGTCCAAATCCAAGTTTGAGAGCCAGAAGTAAACGTGTCGTTTACTTGAGGTGAATTAGGAAAATCTATAGCTGCCATTTAACTCACCTTTCCTATACTGCCGACTCGTACTGAAAATGAATAAGAATTTTATCGTTAGCGCTAAACAAAAACGGTGAACTTTCAGTAATTGCAACGCCTTCATCGAAAGTAGCACTTTGAGAGTGAATGTAGAGTTCTAATCTGTTATTAATATTATTATTAAAAATTGCAGTTCCAAAATAAGTAATACCTGGACCTTCATCGCGCATAACAACTTGACCAACTGGTTGATAATTTTCGTATATTCCAGCTGTCGGTAAGCTTACCGTGTATATACCAGAACCTCTATTAAAACCTACAGTTCCAGCAATAACTCTAATTTCTCCAATTACAGTGGCTCCCAACGTTACATATCTTCCGCTTACGGTTCCATTTCCAATTACAGGATTTGTAACGCTACCAGTTAAATTAGGTGTGTAGTTTTGCCAAGCAGTAAACGCAAATGCTCCAGTAGCACCCGTAGCACCAGTTGGGCCAGTTACAGTACTAGGTGCACCTTCAGGACCAGTTGGTCCTGTTACACCTATTGGCCCAGTTGGACCAGTAGCACCAATAGCAGTTGAATCAAGACCAGGTGCTCCTGTTGGTCCTGTTGGTCCTACAGCGCTAGTACGAACTAGACGCCAAGAAGATCCATTCCAGCGATATGTTTGAATACCGTTTGTATACTCTTGATTAAGAGTTGGACTACTAGGAAAATCTAATACTGACATGTATACCTCCTTATTCCTCTAGTTTTATGAAATTGATATGTAACTACCATTTAAGGTTATTACATCTGCTGTTGTTAAGGTAACTGGAGCTGTTCCAGTTAAATTAGTTCCAATACCGTTAGTGCCTAAATAATATAAATTTAAAGTTGCAGATCCATTTGCAGTATTATATCCAACAATTTTATGTATAGATGCATTTGTTTGTAATATTCCATTAAATATAAAATTAGAAGAAGATAGTGGAAGAAACGGTAAAGTAACACTATATTGACCAGTGCCAAAATTAGAGACATTTGTTAAACTAATTTTTATATCTACCGTAACATTTTGTCCATATTTTGTGTGAGTTCCAAAAGCTGGGCTGCCAACAAACACTAAACCAGTTCCAGAAAAAGTAGGAGTGTAGCTTGTTATAGAAGGAACTCCAGCTGGTCCTGTATCACCTGTTGCACCAGTAGGACCTATTTTATCTACTACATCAATAACTCCACCAATTGAAAGTTCAGTTACATCTTGATAGATAATTTGTGTAGGAGAGGTTAGAGGAACTTCATAAACTATAAGTGTGTCTAAGCTGGTTCTGTTTCTACCAGCGGTAGTTGAGTTGTTAGTTGCTCCTGGAACTGTTGAAATATTTCCTGATGTAAGTCTAAGAGCAAACGAATTAGTTACCTCGACTTCGCTAACATCAAAGTAAGCTGTTTCGCCTCTAACTACTGTTAACGAAGGATTGTCTCCTACAAGACCGTCTACAGTATATGAAAGAGTGTCTACAGAAGATCTAACTTTATATAAAATACCGCCTCTTGGACCTCTTGGTCCAGTTGAACCAGTAGGACCTGGAACTACAGATGCTGGACCTACTGAACCAGTTTCACCAGTTGAACCAGTTGGGCCTGTTGCCCCTTGAGGACCTTGCGGACCAACAATTTGTCCAATATTGTTCCAAGAATCTCCATCCCAAATATAAAGATCCCCGTCTGCTTGAACAATATATCCATCTCTAATAGAAATATCACTTAAAGGAAGATCAAATACTGTAGCAACACTTCCAAGAAGATTTACACCTACTCCTTGTCCACCAGTAGCTCCAGTAGCTCCAGTCGCACCAGTTGGTCCTGGCGTTGTATTTACTGGTCCAGTCGGTCCAGTTGCCCCAATTAAAGCTCCAGCCTCTATCCAACCATTTTCAGAAGTGTAGATATAAATAGTATTTTCTTCATAAATTACATAAAAGTCACCTACTGCTCCAGGAGAAGCTCCTGCATCAGCTTGAAATTCAGCAAAGTTGTTGTAAAAACCTTTTGCTTGAGAGCCAACTCCTTGTGGTCCAGTTGGGCCAGTTACGGAAGCTCCCGTTGCCCCAGTAGGACCTGTTGGTCCTGTACCACCTGTAATACCTATAGCACCTGTAGGACCTGTAGGACCTGTAGCTCCTACTGCTCCAGTTGGACCTGTTGCTCCGCCAAATTCGGAAGTTCCTACTTCGACCCAGTAGCTATCGTAATAAACAAATACTGAACCGTTTTCTGTATCAAACCAGACGTCTCCTTCTTGTGGACTTGCTGGTGGTGTTGATGCAGAGGGTATAAATTCTCCAGGAGCTCCTGTTGGCCCTGTTACGTTTGATGGAGCACCAGTTGCTCCAGTAGGGCCCGTTGGACCTGTTGGTCCAAGTAAAGTTGACTGTGGTCCAGTAGGGCCAGTATTTCCTGTAGGTCCTAACTCTCCTTGAGGACCTGTGATTCCTGTAGGTCCAGTTGGACCAGTTGGTCCTGTAACTGAAGGACCAGTTGGTCCTGTAATTCCTCTAAAACCTGTTGGGCCAGTTACACCTGTAGGACCTGCAACACCAGTGGCACCAGTCGGACCTGCATCACCTTGTGGACCTGTTGGTCCTATAGGTGCTGCACCTGTTTCAATCCAAAATCCATCATAATAAATATAAGTTTTTCCGTTAGCAGTGTTAAACCATGCATCACCTGTATCTGGTGAAGCTGGTGGTGTAACTGCTACTGCAGCAAAATTTCCTAAATCGCCTTGTGAACCAGTTGAGCCTGTAGCACCAGTAGCACCTGTTGCACCAGTCGGACCTGTTGGACCTTGAATATTTCCAACATTGTCCCACTCTTCTCCAACAGAATTCCAAACATAGAGATCACCAGCAACAAGATAACCATCTCCAGGTTCTCCTGTTGGCTCTGCTGCTTCTAATGCTTCAAGTGTTGGATAAGAACCAAGAATTGTTACGCCAGTTCCTTGGTCACCTGTAGCACCAGTTGCTCCCGTTGCACCAGTTGGTCCTGTGTCACCTGTTACACCCGTTGGACCTGTAGATCCTGTAGCACCAGTTGGTCCTGTATCACCTGTAGATCCTGTAGCACCAGTTGGTCCTGTATCACCTGTAGATCCTGTAGCACCAGTTGGTCCTGTATCACCTGTAGATCCTGTAG